CCAACTCCTCCTCTCCGCCAATGATACCGTCCGGGGCATCCGGGAGCGCCTGACGCAGTTGCTTGATCGTCTTTTCTTTCTCATCGACGGCTCGATTGGTACTGGCACGATCCTTGAACACTTGATCATGCACGTGTTCGATCACGAGATAGGCATGCAGCCCTTCGGCGTTTGCCACCTTGACGCCGCTGATCTGTTCCAACTTTGCCACGTCGGCAGTGAGCGGCATCGACTGCAAGAAAATGCTGACGCGCTCATCTTTTGGCGCAGTCAGGAAAGCTACGGGATTGTTGCTGAGCCGGTCGACGAGCTGCTTGATCAGTTCCACGGGCCTGGGCAAGTCTCGGCCGTCGCGGCTGATCTTCACATTGCTGGTATGCTCGCGGACCGTCTTTTTGATTTCGGTGCCGTCGTCGAGCACCAGCACGATTTCGCCTTTCTCGGCGCCATCACGCAACAGTGTGGCGTCGTGACCGCCTCGGAACACGGCTTTGATCGCCTCGAGCACCGTCGTCTTGCCGCTACCATTGGGACCGACGATTTCAGTAAAGCCGGCGGACGGAACGAAATCCAACTCGCGCGTGCCGAGGATGTTTTTTATGGTGATGTGGGCAATTTTCATTGGGGAGTATCTTTCTGTTCATGTTTGGATGATGGAGGGAAACATGCCTGTTTCAATGCTTCGTCTGCCCGCTGTAATCTTTCGCCCGCTTTTTTCAAGCTAGCGTCTGCTTTCTGCAACTCACTCATGGCGCGACTTTGTCTGGCAATGATATCGCCTTGGTTCATATTGGATAAAGCTGACAATAGGAGCGACAACGCCAAACCAGCAATAACAATGAGTAGGCGCCAGCTCGTCATCGCTTTGCCCAAGGCATCAACTCAAGCGGACGCACCTCGGCGCCATAATCCTCCCACGTGGCGAGTTGCCGCGCCCGGAGAATCTCCAGAAAATTGCGTCGCGCAGTATCGCGGGCCCGCGTGATGTCCTGCTTTTGCGCGTAGTAAATGCCGATCGCATAAGGCGGCTCTTTCTCGACGGCGAGCCAGACCCAGTTGCGAGGCCGTTGGCCGGTGACTCCGTGAATGACGTCGAAATACCAGGGAGGCGCCACGTCGTAGCGGTACTTGGTGGCATCGCGTCCAAATTCGAACGGTGCCGCGTTGATAGTTGATTTGAGGTCGACGACCGTATCGCCGTCATCGTGGAAATAATCTGCACGGCATTTGATCAGTTCGCCGGTCTCACGCTCGTGGCAGAAAAAGGAATGTTCGGCGGTTCCTTTCGTCAGAAGTCCGCGCGCGATTCGATGAGCGTGCACGGCGTCGCGCATCTGGATGCACCAATCGTATTCTTTCGGTCCGATTTCTTCCCGATTTCCGAGCGTGGATAGGAAGTTGGCATAGACCGACTTACCCTCCTTGGTCCTGCGATCGCATTCCGGCTTCGCCGCATACTGCGAGGTGAACAGATCCGGTTGCAGAATTGCCGCATGAATCGCGTTACCGACGCGCAATGCGTCTGTCTGCTCAACGAGCGGTCGCTGCGGATTGATATACCGTTGCCAATAGTGTTTGTGCGACTCGGCCGCGATGATGTCCAAATGGCTTTTGCTCACGCCAGGGGACTCGTGATACTTCTCGTTGGTCAGTTCGTCCGCCGTGAAACGGCCCAGCCATTCGCGTTGACCAGCTGCATGGGGAACGACAGTCGGATCGGCCATTCAGAACTACCCGTGACGTAAAGTGACGTCCCGTGAGTATAGCCGTGTTGCTCGTAAATGAGCAAGCCGTATGTTACGCTATGGATTGGATCTTCCGGCTTTCGGGTTCATTAAATCATGGCGCAAAATTCCGCATTTTCGACCGTTTTTCTCCAGCAACTCGATGATCTTGAACGCGAAGCTCTCCAGGCTGGTTCGAGCCTCACGGCTATCTGCAAACACATTGGGATCTCGCGTGCGACGCCGGACCGGTGGCGCCATGAAGTGCCACGGACGATCGAAATCATGGACCAGATGCAGAGCTATGTAGCCGATCTAAAAAAGGGTCATCAGACAGTCGGCGCCTAATTCGCCATGGCTGATATTTGCCTACGCCCATACCAGGGCAAGTCAGCCGAGGACATTCGTGGCGCATTCCTGCAGGGGATCCGGAGCGTCCTGCTCGTGAGTCCAACATCGTCCGGAAAAACTGTAACTTTTTCATATATAGCCAGAGGCGCCGCGGCGCGCGGGAATCCGGTTTTGATATTGGCCCATCGCGATTTTCTGATCAAACAGGCCAGCGCCAAACTCTCAGAATATGGTGTCGGTCACGGCATCATCATGGGTGACTATTCGGAGACGCCGCACGCCATGGTGCAGGTCGGCAGCGTACAGACAATGATCAGGCGCATGCGCAAGCGTCGTTACAACTTCAAGCTCATCGTCATCGACGAAGCGCATCTGAGCGCCGCGAAAACCTATCTCGACATCATCGACAACGAGGATTTTAAAGAGACCCGCATTCTCGGCGTCACTGGGTCGCCATGCCGGCTGGATGGCCGCGGCTTGGGATCTACCGCCGGCGGACGCTTTGATCATATGGTCGAGAGTGTGACCACGCGCGAGCTCATTGATGACGGCTATGCGGTCCAGCCGATCGTCTACGCGCCGCTGAATCGCCTGGATCTTTCGAAAGTCCAGAAGCAAGGCGCTGACTACAACAAACAGCAACTGTCGAGCGTGATGAACACGCGCGTCATCACGGGCAATGCGATTGATCACTATCGAGAACATGCGATGCACGTTCCCGCCTGCACATGGTGCGTGGACATCGACCACGCGCGCACGACAGCGGCCGAATTCAATGCGGCCGGCATCAAATCGGTCATGCTGTATGGCGACAGTACGGGTGAGGAGCGCGATCGCGCGATGCGCCAGCTGGCGGACGGCAGCATTTACAATGTCACATTTTGTCAGCTGCTCGTCGAGGGTGTCGACTGTCCGGCCATCGGCTGCATCATCGGACTCCGGCCAACCTATTCGTTGGCCGGCTATCTGCAGACCAATGGCCGTATGCTCCGTGTCATGTATGCGCCAGGCTACAATCTGGACACGCGCGAAGGTCGCTTCGCGGCCATCGACGCCGGACCGAAAGGTCGTAAGGGGATTTTCCTCGATTGCGCTGGCCTCACATTCCGCCACGGATTCATTGATGAGGTCCGGGAATGGTCGCTTCTAGGAGTACCGAAAAAGTCGAAGGCCGATGAGGCGATCATTGCCATTCGCCAGTGCCCCATCTGCATGATCGTCTTCCCGCCTGCGCCGGTCTGCCCAGGCTGCGGATATGTGTTCGAGATACGCAGCCGTGAGATCGAGCGTGAAGACGGCAGGCTCGATGAGCTGACGCCAGAAATGCTGGCTGGTGTGAAAAATAAAAAACGGATCGATGTGGGCCGCGCCGAAACCCGTGAAGAGTTGGAGGCGATCGCCACGGCTCGGAATTACTCCCCTGCATGGGTGAACGTGCAATTACGGATCAAGGCCGGACAGAAAAAGGCGGCGGACATCAAAGCCACTCAAAAGCAACAATGGTTCGAGGAACAGGCCAAAGCCGCCCGCTCAAATCCGAAATTCAACTTTGATTGGCCGGAGGTCTAAATGGAAGGTAGCCAACGTTTGCCGCCCTGGAAACTGGGCCCGCTCGCCGATTGGTCGATCATCGGTATGAACCACTATCACGCCAATGGAGAACGGCGGTTGTTTGTCGCAATGACGAAGGATGGCCGCTGTATCAAGGAGGAAGGCAAGGACGACGAATTCCTGTGGAATCGTCTATGCCAGCAAGCATGGAAACTCGCCGACAATGGAGACGGCAGCCCAGCAAGCCTTAGCAGCACTCGCTGAGCATCGACGCGCTCCCAGCGCAGGAGAACAACAGAAATGAGCACGCATCCGAATGCCCTACTCATCGCGGTGCTGTCGCCCGATGACCTACCACGCAAAGCGTACAAAGCACTCAAGGTCGAGATGGGAGAGGACGCCGAAGATGATGACTTAGATGTCCGCATTCCGACTGGTGTAGATAGCCCCAATCGGTTTGAGCAAGAGGATAGTTATCACACTTTCTTGGCACAGGACGATTATAACAAAGGCACTCAGATCTCGGCGCCCAGTGGCTCAATCGTGCTTTGGGATCCAGTTACTTACGGATACGGGGAACGCATCGAATGGGACAAGCTAGTCGCCCAACAGAAGCGTCTTGATGAGTGGTGCAAGCGAATCTGCGAGAAACTGCGTTGCACGTACAAAATATACGTGACCGCCAATTACTGGTGATCGCACCCGACCGTGTCCGAACCTGTGCGTAACTCTGTGGATAAAGTGTGAGCGAAAATACTGTTCTGCGTATGGTGTGGCTGGCACTCGGTCGCATCAGCATCCTTTTTCGGCTCCAAACGGGACGCGCATGGATCAGCGCCGATGGTTCAAAACCAATTCGGCTGGAAGATGGATCCATCATGATCCGCAATCCTAGGCCGATCACGCTCGGATTCGGCATGCCGAATGGCCGCGCCATGAAAGGCGTCGGCGATTTGGTTGGCTACACCTCTGTGCAAATAACGCCCGAGATGGTTGGATGTTGGGTTGCTGTCTTTACTGACATCGAGACCAAAGTAGACGCCGACGCACATAGGCACCCCGAACAGAAAAACTTCGTTTGTCAAGTTCATGACGCTGGCGGAATAGCCGGTTTCGCGCACTCACCCGAGATGGCGGTCGAAATCGTGCGGTCATATTCCCCAATTCGCAAAAGCCCGTAGTATATTCCCCAGTCGCTTTGGGTCGTGTGACGGGGTCGAACAAATGCATCTGCAAGTAGTCGCTACCGGCGAAGGTATTGTCGTCGGCAATGGTTGACGCTGCCTCTATCGTCGAAGAATTCCGTGCCGCCATGCGCGAGCACGAGATTGACGTTCGAGAATCAATCCAGGCTGATGGCCAATTCCATCGGGCATTTGCCGAAGGCGATCGCCCCCGGTCTAAAAATGCGTGGTACATCCTACATATAGATGAACATCCAGCTGGCAGCTTTGGTTGCTGGAAGCGTCACGGCAAAATCAAATTCAGTTGGACTTCTCAGGAAAAAGAAGTCCAGAAATGGACACCAGAGCAACGTCGCGAGTGGCGCGCGAAAATGGAGCGCCAGAATCGTGAGCGTGAACTGGCCCAGCAACAACGCCACGAGGCCGCCGCAGTTCGAGCTCAGGCGATTTGGGACGCCGCAGAGCCGGCGGACGATGATCATCCGTATCTACAGCGGAAGGCCTGTAAACCGCACGGGATCCGCGTGGGAACCTGGGACGTCGCCAGTCCTCAGACCGGTGAAATCACCGTCATCTCCAAACTGGCATTGCTCATTCCCATTCGGGACACGCGCAAGCGGATCTGGAGCTTGCAGGCGATCTTCCCGCACGACCGCAATCCATTGCATCGCGATAAGGACTACCTGAAGGACGGAGCGAAGGACGGTTTTTTTTTCACCATCGGTCAGCCTCGGGTCGACACCATTCTGATATGCGAGGGATATGCGACAGGCGCCTCGCTGCATGAGAGCACGGGACATGCCGTGGTCGTCGCGTTTGATACGAGCAATCTGTTGCCAACCGCGCGAGCATTGCGCCAGCGCTTTCCGGGTTTCCGGTTGGTTCTCTGCGCCGACAATGATCAGTGGACGGACAAGCCAATCGCCAATCCAGGCGTTCATTGGGCCCGAGCGGCAGCCGGCGCAGTGCAGGGATTGGTGGCGATTCCCCAATTTGCGGATCTGCAGCGCAAACCGACTGACTTCAATGATCTGGCCAGTTATGAAGGCATTGACGTCGTCAAAGGAATCATTGAGACATGCCTGGCAGCTGTATCAGAGCCTGCCGCGGTGGCGTCGGAACCGGAACAGCCCTCCCAGGAAGACGAGCCGCCGCTCGATGAGTCGCCTACGATCAATGGTCATGATCTAATCAATGGACACGACCATTATGAATCAGCCGGGATGGGGAGCGGACCGCCAAGTCTGATTCCAGATGAGTTAGTCAACAATCCGTTTTTCCAAATTCTCGGTTATGACCATGACAACTATTATATTTTTCACCGGGAAAAGCGCCAGATCATGGAATACGGCCGAGGTGACTTCACGGAATCTGCATTCATAGAGCTTGCTGATCCGGGAGTGTTCTGGCAACACAACTTTAAAAACGGCAAGGGATTCGATAAGGGATCCGCAACCAACTTCATCATGCGTCGAGCTGCCGAATGCGGCATCTATGATCCGGACCGGATCCGAGGCCGCGGCGCGTGGCTGGACGATGGTCGCGCAGTGTTCCACCATGGTAATCATCTGACTGTCGACGGAGAAACGGTTGGAGTCGGAGATTTCCGGACTCGCTATATATATGAGCTTCAGCGCAGTCTGCCGGCGCCGGCCGATGTCGCGCTATCTGATGAGGACGGCGATCGCTTGAGCGACATCGCCAGCTCGTTCCGCTGGACGAAGCCAGCATCAGCGGCGCTGCTCTCTGGCTGGATTCTATTGGCTCCCATTTGCGGCGCGCTCCGATGGCGTCCTCACATCTGGCTCACTGGCGGTGCGGGTACGGGAAAAAGCTCTCTCCTCAATATGTTTGTTCATCCTTTGCTGAACGGAGTGAATATCTTCGCCCAAGGCAACACGACCGAGGCCGGACTGCGGCAGAAATTGCGCACCGATGCGCTACCTGTATTGTTCGAGGAGACCGAGCAGAACGAAGATAAGGACCGCATGCGTATTCAGCACGTACTGTCGCTGATTCGCCAAGCTTCCACTGAATCGCACGCTCGCACATACAAAGGCACCGTTGGCGGCCACAGCATGGAGTTTCTCATCCGTTCAATGTTCTGCCTAGCATCCATTCAAGTCGGTATCAAGCATCAGGCGGATGTTGAGCGGGTGACTGTGCTGTCATTGCGGCCAAAGAAGGAACGCGAAACCGGTCCGGTATCCGAATGGTCAACGATTAAAGAGAAGTTATATTCGGTCATTGAGCGTGATCCCACGATCGGCGCCAGGTTGATCCGGCGATCGATGAATCTGCTGCCCACAATTCAGCAAAACGTAGAAGTGTTCACGGTCGTTGCCTCAAAGATATTCGGCAGCGCGCGAGCGGGTGATCAATATGGCACGCTCCTGGCCGGTGCATGGTCACTGTTCAATAGTCAGGTCGCGCCCCCCGAACAGGCCCGAGTCATGATCGAGAGCTACAACTGGGATGAGCATCGGGATGCGGCCGATACGGATGAAAGCGATCAAGCTCTGGCCGTCCTGATGGGATCACGTATTCGAGCGCCACACGGACTGGAATTCACAGTCCATGAATTGGTGTGCTGTGCCAGCGAGGTGCAGCTCATCGGCATAGAATTACCGCGCATCGACGCCGCGACCTTCCTGCAGCGCTACGGGATGCGCGTCAAAGACGGCTTTCTGCTGCTATCCAATGCCAGCCATGAGTTGCGCACCCTCATGAAAGATACCAATTTCGCCGCCGATTGGCGCGGCGTATTGCTGCGGATCCCGGGCACCGACCGCAACGACAATCTTGCCGTGAAATTCAACGGAGTGCTGGCCAAGTGCATTCGCATTCCGCTCGAACCCGTGCTGCGCACGGTCGAGCCGATGACGCAGGAAAGTTTCCAGCGTAGTTGGATAGAAGAGTCCATTCCACCGAACGAGAGGCATCATGACTGAAACATTCGAAGCATGGGGAATTGTCGATCTCTTTGGGAAACAACGTTTGGCTGGCCGGATAAGCGAACGAATCATCGCGGGTGTCAGCATGCTGCGCATCGATATTCCTGATAAGGACAATCCGGAAAAATTTCGGACCGTCTACCATGGGGGCGCGGCCATTTACGGGCTGCATCCTACGGATGAGACGATTGCTCGAGCCGCGGCAGCCGCCGCCGTGAATCGGCCAACCTACGAATATCAGGTCGAGGATGCGCTGCGACGTCTGCAAGCGCCATCACGTGCGCCGCTGATGGATGACGATGAAGACGACCACTGAAATGAAAAAGGGACCGCGCGAGCGGCCCCTTTCTCTGTCGATGATGTAACTCGAGGCTATCAGGCATTCAGCGTGCCGACGAGATCGGCCACAGCATTCGGCGCCGCAAGGGTCGCGGGAACCGGAATCGGAATCGCATTGGACGGGGCGGACTTGTGACCGGTCGTGTCATTGACCACGACTGTGAAGTTGTGCGTCACGCCGGCGGTCAGAACGCCGGTCGTGAATTCGAATGTCGCGCCAGGGTTGGGAACGCTGCCAATGTTCTGTGGGCCATTGCCATCGCCAACATCGTCGAAAACGTCGATGGAAGCGATGTCGGTCAGAGCCAGCGCGCTGCCGTCAGTGCGCGCGATCGGAGTCGTGCCTTTGAGTGTAACTGTGCTCACTGTGTGTGCTCCATGGTGTGTATGCCGGTGATACCGGACGTGCAGGAAAGCGTCGGTGATAATAGCGGCAAAAGGCGGTTCGTGGGAATGAGAATGATGATGCCGATGAAATGGATTGTGCATGGTGCGATCCTTTCTAATGGATGATCGTGACGCGACCGTGTCAGTATTCTGCTTGGCGCGGAAAATCAACCAGTTAATGACGCGCTCTTGCAATAACTCAGCACGGACCTGCTGAATTATCGCGGGATTATGCCGGATGAGCTCGGCAGGAGCGCCCGTTGCTGCCGCCGCCATGCTTTCCATGCGCACATCGATTTGACTGGCATCAACCTCGATGTGTTCAGTCTTGATCAGTTCGCGTACTAAAATTCCCAGATGGGTTCGATGGCGGGCCGTCGCGATCATGCCCGCGTCAATATAGATTTGCTCTGTCGGATGACCGGCGCGCGGCGCCATCTCAGCCTGAATAGCCCGGATGTGTTGATCGACTAACGAGTCTGGCAACGGGATAGGGTTCGCCGCCGCCAGCTGAGTGAGCAATGAATTGCTGATATCGCGCTGATCCTGCTCCTGATGCTGTCGCTCAAGATTTTTGCGCATTCCTTCGCGCATTGCCGCAATGCCCTCTGTAACGCCGAAGCGCTTAGCAAACTCATCGTCGAGCGGCAACAGATCAATCGCCTGAATGTCAACAATATGCACCTCGAATTGCGCCGTCTTCCCGGCCAAAAAAGATGTTTGATAATCTGCGGGGAAAGTAATCGGAAAAGACAAATCCTCATCTGGCATCGCAGCCATCAATGCATGCTCAAATGCCGGCAACATGCCACCCGCGCCTAATTCGATTTTCGCCGCCTGACCTCGGCCGCCAGGAAACGTCTCGCCATCAATGGTCCCATTGAAATTGATTACGACGCGGTCGCCCGGGAGAGCGCAGCGGTTCACATGCCGCCATGGCGATCGCTCGCGTCGCATAATCTCGATGAATGCATCGACCTGGGCATCGTCGATCCGAACAGGCGCAATAGCCGGCATCGTCAAGGCATCCAGGCCCTGCAGCGTGAATTCGGGAAATACCTCGAACTGCACGCGATACCGATACCGCAATGGCTGATCCCACGTATTCCACAGCGACATAACTTCTATGCCACTGGCGATGTCCATTTTGAGAGCGGCGATTTCCGTGTTGATCCTCTCTGTCAACAATGCCTGAAGGATTTCAGTCAGAAAGTCATCGCCATATTTCTTGCGGAGATAGGAGAATGCAGGCAGTTTTCCATGCCGAAAAGGGAATTTTTGATTTAGAGCCCTCTCGATCTGAGAGTCAGGTAACTCGATGTCGATCGTGCGGCGCAGTTCGTTAGTCATGGAGCGAAATCCTTCAATTTCTCGTACGCGGACTGGCGTTCCTGCGCTACCGTTTCAGTTACGATCGCCCAGACATCCTCGATTGTGTCGCATTGAAAAGGTCCGCAATGAAATTCGGCAATTGGGATCGCTGTCGCAGTAATAGGCGCTGATCGAACCAGCGAAACGAGTTGCTGTTGATCAATGATCGCCTTAATCCGCACTTTGAATTTCATGAATCTGGTGCTCAAGTAAACAAATTGTCGCTGGCTTTCACCTGACCGCGCGCGGGTTCGGTCACAAGTTCCTTCGCACGCAGTCTTTGCAGATAGGCATCTCGAGAGGAGCGCTGATAGCCCGCCTGATCTAACGCCGTTCGGTCCATCGGTTCTGGATGCGCCTCGATCAGTACGGTGAGAATTTTGCGCTCACCTTCTGGCAACTTTGTCAGCCAATAATCGCGCAACTCCTCGCCTACTGGCAACGGTCGTGCATCCGGAAGTGCCGCAGCGCCGGACTCAGTAGCGCGAATTAGATCGCCCGTCTCAACGTATCCACGTTCGCGCAGACGCTGAATATAGGCATCGCGTGAGCTGCGCTTGTAAGCCGTCAGCACGGTCAACTGTTCCCGGCTGACACCATTCGGATACATGATGCAGGCGGCGAGAACGGCTGCCTCGCCTTTGGGCAATGAGCCATTGCCCGGGACCGCTTCCCGTACAGCCCGTGGCGCTTTCGGTGGCGGAGTCGGTGAAACTTCGAACGGCTTTTGTTTCTTTACGTCGAGTTTGATTTCAACCTTGTCATCGGCAAGCAGTTTCTGTACGGAAGCAATGAGCCGCCCGCCGTCCCGCTGCAGGGATTCGAGCGTTTTCTGACGACCGGCTAGTTTGGCATCGACCAACTTCATGGCCTGATCAACCGCCGATTTCATGGCCTTAGCCAATTCGCCAGGATCCAAATCGGTAGCCTTCGAGAAATCGATTGCGTTGATTTGGACGACAAACTTCATGACGTTCTCCAAGGCGGTCCGCAGCCGAGTGACCAGCGCGGACGCGGTGACCGTTCCTGCTTCATCGCGCCCGCGGCGATATTCCGCCGCCAATTCCGCTTTGGTGATCTTCGGGCCATCCTCCTTTTTCGCCTGGCCGAGCTCGCGCCGAACGTTCGCAAGCTCCTGTCGCAGTTCCTCGATCGAGCGTGCCTCCTGCTCGGCTTCCTTCGGCAGATCCGCCAGCTTGGGAAGGATGTCCCGAATCGCTTTGGTCGGCTTGGGGGGCGCGTGTGCGCGCCGCTGGCCCGGTTTCGGATGAGTGGTGACAACTGGACCAATGGTGACCAGTTCCACGGCAGGGGACAGCGCTGGGCCGTAGCAGAAGAAGCGCCCAGGTTCCTGATTGCGCAAAATCGGAATCGCTTCTTTCGGAGTCATGCCCAATTCTTCTGCTGCGCGCTTCACGTCGAGCACCAGTGATGTGCGCCCGATGAGCTTGTTGAGCAGCTCTGCGGCAACGTCTTTGTTGAATTTCGACAATCGCTGAGTAGCAGCGACCAGACAGAATCCGCGCTTGCGCCCGAGGCTGGCCATGTCGATCACGGCGGCGGACGCCTCGGCGCTGCCCTTTTCAGGACAGAAGAGGTGCGCCTCGTCCAGCACGACCATGACGGGATGCCACAAGATTTTCGGCGCATTCACCATGGCATCGAAAAAGATCCGCACGAACGTCTGCTGCTCGTGCTTCTTCAGCTCGGAAATATCAATGATGGCGCTGACACCGGTCTCAAGGAGGCGGATCGCGAGGAGCTTGGCCGTTTTCGGGTGCGCCAGCGCATCGCCGCCATGAGGTGCCGCGATGACGTAGTCGAATTTTTCCCGCAACGACGCAAATTCGCCTTCGCGATCAATGACGATCTGCTGGATGAGCCCGAACGTCACTTCGAGTAATCGCCGGATCAGATACGACTTGCCTGCTCCCGAATTCGCCTGGACCAGCATGCGCGAGACAACGAGTGTTTTGATATCGATCACGGCATTGCGGCCGTTTTCGAATTTCCCGAGTGACGGTTTCATATTGTTGTCCGTGCGGTCTGGGTGACGAAAATGAACCTGTCAGATGCGCAAGCACCTACGGTTAGAGCAGGGAGCGCGGTATCACGCGCGGCGGCGATTTCGAGATCGACGATCGGCGCCGGTCGCTACAGCCGAGACTCTCGGCAGATACGTGACGTGCTTCTCAAGACCCAGGAAATCCAGAACGGTTTTGCTGGGGTTCCTCTTTCCTTTGAGAATTTCCGACAAAAACTGAGGACTGATACCGATTCGCGTGGCCAAATCAGCCTGCGTGAGATCGGGGCTGGTCAGGCGCTCTTTGAGCATTGCAATTGGATCGTTCATGCAGCAGGATTCTACACATCCACGGATTGCTTGACAAGCTACGCAAATGTGCGTACATTCAAATTCATCAAGCAATTCTCCCGGAGTCTTTCATCATGCTGACCGCCGCCCAGAAACGTACTTCCACTCGTGCCGCGAACAAAGCGAGTCACGCTCGCATGGAGGCAGCCCGTGCCGAGGTGCGCCGAGCGGTCGCTACCGGTCGCTGCCCGAAATGCGCGCGCGAGCTGCGGCGCAATTCCTCAATGGCGGGATGGTGGCAGTGCTCGCAATACGGAGCTGTTGGTTTTCGCGTCGATGCAGCTCAGCCGCCTTGCGATTGGCAGGGATTCACGGAATAGTCAGGAAATGAATGACTGGCTCAACAAAACGCATGTTGGCGATTGCCGCAAGTTGATGCGACAGATGATCGCCGATGGCGTAAAGGTTCAAACAATCTGCACGTCGCCTCCCTACTGGGGTTTGAGGGATTATGACGTCGATGGTGCCATCGGACTGGAACCTTCGCTCAGCGAATGGCTGGAGCAGATTGTTGAAGTGTTTCACCTTGCGCGCGACATACTCGCCGATGATGGAACACTATGGCTGAATCTCGGCGATGCCTATGCCAATGATGGCAAATGGGGTGGCGAGACCGGCGGGAAACAAGCCTATCTCGATGATGCGAATCGTAAACGTGTTGGACGCAGTAAGCGAATCACCGGACTCAAGCCCAAGGATTTGATGGGCCAGCCATGGCGAGTCGCATTCGCGCTGCAGGACGAGGGTTGGTGGCTGCGGTCCGACATTATCTGGGAAAAATCGAATCCGATGCCGGAATCCATGACCGATCGACCCACGAAAGGCCATGAGTATATTTTTCTGTTCGCCAAGTCCGCGCAATATCACTACGATGCCGCCGCAATTGCTGAACCCGCCAGTCCTCAATCGCATGCTCGCGCGGCCAAGTCGCATACAGGAGTTGGCTGGGGATACGCCACGGATGAAAAGCCGCGGACCGGTGGCGTCAATCCGAAAGCACAGACACCCGTCTCAGGCTGGGCCACCGGCGAAGGCTCTCACAGCGCAAAAGATCATGCTCGTGCGAAACAGACAATGGATGATTCAAACAAATTTGGACGCGGCGCTAACCGGCGCGAGCGTAAGCAAAACGAATCGTTTTCAGCTGTGGTAACAGACACTGTTTCGACGCGCAACATCCGTACAGTCTGGAAAATTCCGACCGAACCGTTCCCGGGCGCACACTTCGCCACGTTCCCCCAGGAATTGGTTCGCCGTTGCATTCTGGCCGGTAGCCGGCCAGGCGATACGATTTTCGATCCATTCCACGGATCAGGCACTGTTGGATCTGTTGCATTGGATTTGGGAAGAAATTATATAGGGTGCGAACTAAACCCTGAGTATGTCAAAATGGCAAACAGCCTGCGTTCAACTCAGATTGGCATGGGCATATGAGCATATTGGTATACTGCATCCAGTGCAGCGCAGAAAAAAGAATCCCGCCATCGTGGGTAAAAAGATTCAAGTACTGCTCACGTCGCTGCAGGGGATTGGCTATGGTGGCTAATTTGAATGCAACAAGAAAGCCAGCCAAAAGCAATCCAAGTTGGTTCCAACACGGCCATAAAACATGGAATGCCGGATTGAAAGGACTGCATCTAAACCCTGAAACTGAATATAAAAAAGGTCGATGTTCTGAAAAATGGTTGCCGATCGGCAGCATTCGTATTCGAACGCATAAATCAGACGGTCCGCGTGCATGGGTAAAGATTAGCGATCCGAATATATGGAAGCTGAGAGCGGTGTTAGTGTGGGAAGAAAATCATGGGCCGCTCCCAAAAGGAATGTTGGTGCATCATCAAGATAGAAATACCATGAACGATGTTCCTACGAATTTGCAATCATTGACGCGAGCAGAGCATGCAAGAGAACACTCGCGTGATAGGGCTGCAGAAAATCCCGAGCTTGCCAAGCAAGCCCATGATGATAGGGAAAATCGGAGAGGCATATGATCGCTCTGGTGGCAGATATCGTTTTGGTTCTGTTTGGAGTATTTGGGATATGGATCGTGAACAATCCTGCGCCCGATATCATGGATAAGATCACATCCGTGTTTTTCTTCCTCATGGTAGTGGTCGGCGTTGTAAAGTTGGCGCTCATATGAAAGCACTAACAATATGCGAACCGTATGCAACTTTGATCGCGCGCGGCGCAAAGCGGGTCGAGAATCGAACGTGGTCGACGCCTTATCGCGGACCGCTTTATATCCACGCTGGCAAGAATCGTAACTGGCTTAGTCTCGACGAGACTAAAACGGTTGATGTTAGTTACAACATTCCGGTTGCCCAGATGTCGTTCGGCGCCGTGATCGCCATTGCGACGCTGGTCGATTGCGTGCATCTCGATACTGTGAGTCCTGCGATTTTGCTGAAATATCCATGGTTGACGCTCCACGAGCATACGAGCGGTCCATGGTGCTTTATATTGGACAAGGTGAGTTGTATCGGCCCATGGCCATGGCGGGGCGCTCAAGGACTGTTTGATATCGATGACGAGGCATTAGGTCGCGTTGCCAACAAAGAACTGGGAATCTCAGAACCGTGAGTGCCGAAAAGCCGCAACGATTCGGCGAAATCACAATTTCAGGCCGCGGGCCTGTGCGAGTCATGATCGTAGGAGAAAACGGTTTCCGCTATACGATCAAGGCGGTGCCTGGCAGCCGATTCAAATTGATCGGTGGATTAGAGACCATCAGCGGAAATATGACAACGCAAGTGCCAAAACGAGCGCTTAAGGTGCTACCAACATGAATGACCTTGTCACCGTCGCTCCCGCTTCAACTGAAGCAACTAAAAAAGAATGGCGTTGTTTCCATTGCGACGAAGTTTTTACCGACCACGCCGCAGCGGCCGATCACTTCGGCGTTCAAATCGATGATTGCGCGGACAACGTGGCTTGTAAGTTGAACGCCACGGAAGGGTTGATCGTGAAAATGCTCCGCGAGGCGCAGCAAGAGTTGCGCATATATCATCAAGAGGATAACGCGGCGTTTCAGCAGTTTTATGCGCTCGGCGCTCAGCACAGCACAGCATTGCTCCGAGAGGAGGAGAAAGGCTATGCGCGAGGTCTGGAGGATGCCAAGAAATTCCCGGAGACGTTGGGACTGATGTGCATTCCTCCGACAAACGATATACGCGACGCGGCCCGCTATCGTTGCCTGAGAGCCGCCAAGGCGAGCGATGATGTCACGGTCGAGATTTTCGGGGACAAAGAGGTGTGCCACCTATCAGGCGATCGACTCGATGAAGAGGTTGATAAGGTCATCAGCAAGGCACCGAAAGTCAGCGAAGAGCGATCATGAACGAAGTTGCTCGCACCTCAAATGAGTATTGCGACTGCTCCAAGCCAGAGCCCGCGCTAGTCGATCACGGCCTCGGGTCGCTTTGTGAGAAGTGTTATCGGCCGATTGGAAATCCGAGTTCAATTGAACGTCTCGGCATTATTAAACAGACACCACGCCAGGCGGGCATCGATGATATCGAGTGGCTGTGCGAAGAAGTTGAGCGGCTGCGCGGGACCGTAGCCAAGTATGGCGACCACGCCAGCAATTGCGCATATCGCCTTGCGCACTACAAAGCACGGGCCCCCGCTTGCGACTGTGGGTGGAATGAATACGTGGCTGGACTCTCGCACGAGACGTTAGCGGTCGCCCGCGATCCGTGCCGCGTAGCGCTCGCTATTGGCCTGCTGGAGCGGTTCCGCGATGGGCGCATCAGTTCCCTCAAGAGCACCCATGAATCGATCCTTGGCTGCCGCGAGCAGTTAGAGGGCGAGCGGGACATCTTCGGGTATGCCATCGACGCGCTGCGCACGCTGCCCGCCAGCTATGGAGCTTCGGAGAAAGCCGGCGCGTCTCTGTGCTCCTGCGGACATGACGGTCCAGTAGGCCCAGGACATCAGGGCAATTGCCCGCAATATCGCGCGAGATTGCCGCCGGCGGTCTGATGGAACCGAGCGGCGGAAAACCTCTTTTCACGCTGGCTGATGTCTGCGATTACTACGAACAGTTTCGGCCGGCGCAAATCGAACATTTCGCTCGATTCGTCATCGCCAAGGGCTATGGCGCCACGACACCGCACGGTCGACGCAATGCCATGAACGGGAAGAAGGAGCCCGAGACCTGGCAGGCATGCGGTCGCCGTCTCTACGGTGAACGCTTTGGTCCAGCCATGGAACGCGCCCTCGCTGAGCATCAGGCCGCCGCCGTGGCGGCGAAATCTGCTCCAATCGCCCCGATGCCGCCGCTGGCGGATCCGGAATTCTAATTGATCGAAATTGGCGCTTTCGGCGCTATTGCGAGGATCCCGGTGAGCTCGGTGCTATCGTGCTGACAACCGGCGAGAGCTTCTTTAAAGCTGTCGTTAAGTTGTCCAATGAGATTTGAAATCTCGCTATTGCTGCTGGTCCCTGCGCCGGCTCCGCCAGGTTTTCCGGAATGATCCATTGGTCTGGACATGGCGCCGAGATGTAGCGCGTCTTCGAGCCCACGCACGCTGCCAAGGATAGCGTCGCGAGCAGTAGCGTCGGTCTGCACCATGAGCGCATGATCTTTCTCCACCTGTTGCTTGAGAGTGTCACGCTCTTTTTGTAGGGCGATCACATTCAATTCCGCCGTCTGAACCGCTGTGTCCCGGGCAGTCTGATCTTTGCCCATCACAGTCTCATAATGCATCGACGTGATTTTGTACCCAGTCCAACCGGCGCCCCCGAGCAGCCCCAGTGATAGGACGGCATATATGATCAGCCGCAATTCGATCGCCGGCATCATGCTGGTGCGCTGATGACAGCGTGATAAGTCCAAGTGCCTGGATATCCGCTTGCCACGAGCGCTTCACGCCGCGGCGGAACATCTGTCGGCGCGATTGCCAAGTGGATCCAGGCGTTACACTCGATGATGATCTGGTCGTAGGGGAGTTGCGATGTCCGCAAACGATCGAATGCCGCCTGGAGAGAGATCCCAATTGGGATGCAGTCTGCAGCTCGTCCATCCAGATGCGCACTATTCCGAGCTCCACCCACTGCCGCATTGACCAAAGCAGCCCGGAAGCCACTGTCGATATGTAGCGGGACACCGAGCAGAAGCCGGCCAGGCTCGAGGATCTCGGCGCAAAGTCGCGTCAGATTCGCGATCTCAAAATCGTTCGGCGTATTGTCGATGCCCTTGCGCGCGGCAACCTGGGAAAAAGAAAGCTCCTCAAGCGTGAAAGATGGCGATAGATATCGATTCATGATAGTGCCGCCAGCTGTGCGTCTAGATCCGCGATTTTCTTGTGGATCGTCTTGAGGTGATCAAGAGCCCCAGGAATCCCGATTATCGCTTCACGCATTGCGCGCCCCTGCTGACTTTCGATCAGGGCAATTTGCCCTTTTAGCGCACTTCGCTGCATCTCGATCGTGATAGTCGGATCGCGGGCAACCGGCAAGCCATTCTCATCAGGCACAATCTCTTGGCCATTATTCTGCGCCTCGAGCAGTGCCGCATGATCGGCATCCGAGATTCCTACGGCATCTGCGGGCATGGCCGTCTTGTGCAAGCGGCCATGGAAAAACCCGCGACGTCCAGCGCTGTAAAACATGGTGAAATCCGCATTGTCAGTTGCCATGTTACTTTCCTAGAGCGCGCCACAATGATGTGCCGCCTGAATTATGCAACGAGAACGAGCTTGCCGTGGGAGTTGCGCCAAGCCAGGTTTGCACTGCTGCACCAGCGATGCTAATAGCATCCACGTTATAACATGCGTTAGGAAACGTCACGGGGAACGTGACTGTCACACCGCCGCCAGCCGGATTGGCCGTCCCCCACTGTTCAATTGTCCCGTCCGGATTTTCTCGCCAGCCTGTGGCCGCGAGTGATCCGCCACGATTGACAAATGCTGTAGTAGCGAGTTGCGTAGTGCTATCGCCCAAAGGCGCAATGGGCGCGACCGGGAAACCCGTGAAACTTGGCGAATTCAGACGCGCATATGAGGCCAGGTTGTTCTGTACATAGGCCGTGGTTGCCAATCGCGTGCTGTTGTCCGGCGTTCCCGGAGTGGTTGCGGTCGGGGCCCCCGTGAAAACCGGCGTATTCAATGGCGCCAAAGACGGCAACACAGACTCAATCGCGCTGATCGCGACTACATTCGCCGTATTCTGATCAAACAGCCAGCGCGTGCGATTGGTCAGCCCTTGCGGGCCCAGGTTAGCAGGATTGGCCACCGCTCCCGTAGCGGCATCTCCCAGGACGGGATCCGTCGTCAGGATACGATTGATGGTCGCGTCAAACGAACTGGTTTCGGTGAGAGTGGCCATAGTGTTCTCTGAATTGAGTTGAGATCAGTTTCCGAGATCGTAAATCATCTGCCACGGACCGGTTAGGCCCTTGGTGCCAGAGGCGGTGAAGACGCCACCCACTACTTTTCCCGGAGCGGCATTGACCTGGGCTGGCGTGAATGTGACAGTGCTGCCGCTGGCCGCAATGCAATTATTCGCCGCTTCACTGCCACCGTTATCTTCGACAGAGGCATTGTAAAAGCAAACTTGGATTGCGGGCTGAATCGCCGCCGGCAAACCCGTTAGGGTCATTGCCGTAGTATTTGATGTTCCTGTGAGGTCCGTTCCGGTAGCCAGAAATAATGTGACTAGCGAACCGCCTATTTTCCGCCATTTAAATGTTGCAGTGACACTTCCTGTCATCCCAGTCAGCGTTCCAGTGAACGTTCCTGATGTTTGAGTGGTAGTAGCTGCACCATTGACGAAAAGGCCGGTCGCGTTGACTGTGCCAACGCCCTGTGATCCACCGGTCGGGGAACCCACGACTGTTCCGCCATCGCCAAACACTTCAAATAGAGTAGTTCCGTTACTCGCATTATTTATTAGAAACGAATAGTCAGATGCGTTGGTGCCAGCCTGTACGCGCAGTCCGAATCCTTGGGATGTCGTAGTTCCACTCTGCACTAGCACCGTGTCAGCGTTGTTGAGCCCATTGAAAGATGCGCCGGCCGCGCCAGTCGATGTCTGCGCAAGAAAGTTAATACGTCCCGTACCAGAGACAGTGACTCGTTGCGAGCCATTCGTGCTGAGATATAACTGACGATTGGCCCGTTGGATAATTGCCGCGTCGCCACTAGTGTCCTGTCCTACGGCTAGGGACGTAGTGCCCGCTGTCTGAGCATTGCCAGCGAATTCAAATAATGCGCTTGCAGCCGCAGCACCCGTGACATAGCCGGGCGCCCCGGATCCCCCGCTAAATGTTTGCCGACCAGTCCACGTGTTAGTAGCGGTTAGATCCAGTGATATCGTACCGCTGCCTACGATGGGACTAGGGCTTGCGGTAATACCCGTGCCGGCCGCGACACTGGTGACTGTGCCTGTGCCCCCGGACGTTATGGCCTGACAACCGAAAGCATGCGTTGTGGTGTTGTATGACAGCGCGTGCGTGGCATCGCCGCAATTATTGACCGCCGCAGCTATTGGATCCGCCGAAGCGGTGCCACGCAGAACCGTATCCGCACCCAGCGCCACGGATGAAACGTTGCTGGTCCCTTCACCCAACAGGACGCTATTGGCTGTCAAGGTGGCGACGCCCGTGCCCCCTTGCGCAACTGTCACTGGCGTATTTGAAGTGAGGACAGTCGCGGAAGCATTCGGGAACGTGAATGTCTTCAGCGAGGTCGCCGGCCCCGTGATGGAAAAGAATCCGTTGCTCGTGCCGCCATTGGTACCGAGTAGGATGCTCGTGCTCAGCACGCCACCATTCGCGGTCGATGCCAAATTAATCGGTGGCAGGTCCGCTCCTAGGAGCGCCCTCAGAGTGGCATTGCCAGAAGATCCGTTTGGCGTCGCATATACCAAATTGGCCGCGCCAGAGGGCACGCCTCCAGCTGCACAAGCCCCGTCACCACGCAGAAAGGTGGATGCTGAGCATGTCCCGGTCCAGAGGCCAATGATGTCGGCGGACGTCGCTGCGGACGTCTGTGGCGAGCTGACGTTCCCTTTCAGGACTCCCGTGACGGGCCCGAACCGGTTGTATTGTTGGGCCAGTGCTGATGTGGCGATCAGCGAGAAAACGAGACTCGCAAGAAGAGTTTTCAGATTTGTAGCCATTTGCCTACGCCTTGAGAATATTGCCATGTGATGCTGTCGAATTCGACAATGGACGAAATTCCTGATGCCTGCATCTGATTGCCAGCAGCGGACGTTGTCCGAGGTGAGAAATTCAGATTGTTAGCGCCCGCGCAATTGAACGTAAGCTTCTGGCCGTCTCGCTGCGCGACAAATCCCGTATACGTGATCGGACCGGCCGTGGTATCCACCGAAATAACATAGTCGCCCGAGCCTGGCAGGACTACGTTATCCGTACCGGTGAGAGCTGCGGCCGAATAGGTTGGAGTCGCAATCTCGGTAGCAATGGCGCCTACTGTCGATTTGACGTTGGTGCCTCCTTGCACCAGCTCGAGAAGCTCGGTGCCAACCAAAGCCGCCGCGGCTGGTAGAGTACTGATTTTCTGATTGGCCATTTATTACTACTCCAGCAAGCGTGCGTCGCCGCTTTCCAACAAGCGAACCTGCCCATTTTCGAGCAGTCTGAAATTCAGGCCGCTGAAATCGTTATAGACAATGACTCTGACGTTTCCGATGAAAGAGTCGGAGACGATCAGTGTCGTAGAATTCAAATTTCGGAAGATGATGAGCCTGAGCTCGGTGCCGCCATCGCGGAATGCTTCAACCGTGTTTTCGATGAGTACGATATACGCTGGCTGCCCGATGATATCGGTCGAAAAGTCATAGGAGAAATCGACGTCGAAAAATCCATAGAGCGAACCGCCGCCGCCAGCGTCAAAGAGCGCGATCCCGTTGAAATTGATCAGGCCGTTGTAAATGATCGCGAACGGATCGTTGATCGAATCAATGACGCGCACGCGGGTGGCCAATGGTGCGACCGCCTGAATCGCCATGGCGATGGCCACATTATTTCCACGCGGCTGCAGCACCTGAGAAATGATGCGCGGCCCGTAAGCTACGTCTAGTTCGCCCGGATTTCGCGGCACATTGAAATAACTGCCTTGCTCGTCCACCCATTCATTGTCGGCAGTGGGAATCGTCATCTGCTCGAGCATTTCAGGGATTTGCGCCTGGGCCGCACCCAATTCCGAGCCGCTGGCCTCGAGGTAGGCCCAGAGCAGCGTCGTGTAACCATAGATATGGTCACCATTCGACGTATTGAGATTATTGGTGCCATCGATCAGCACCAGAGCCGACAAATCCGCGTAGGTCGAAGCGTCCTGAAACGGAACCGAATATCCAGGCAATGTCGCCAGGAAGTCCGCGAGCGTGGCAATCGTGAAATTCGTGAGCGCGATCGCCTGATTGCTTCCGCTACCTCCCGTGACCGTAGTTGTCAGGATTCCATTCGCAATCTGCCATGTCATGGCACTGCCGTTATATTGGAGCCGCAATGCCAACTGTGGATACGGATCCTTATCGAAGACTCGGTGCAGATTGAGGAGAAGTTTCTGCGTCAATTTGAAGATCAGTGACGCCGCGGGCCCCGTCGACAGGACAAGATCGACTGCAGCCCCTGGCGCGGCTGGAGTATCCGCAACCGGGTTTTGGCTGATGACGGAACCGACCGGGACGGTTGCGCTCGTTGCGGATCCAACAGTGCCGAGGATGAAGCCAGCGCCTGTAATATCTGCAGTGGCGTCGGCCAATGTGTCATTGCTGACGTCCGGAATCGTGCTCGTTGTGATCGTGACCGCATAAACAGTCGTTGCCGTGAACGGATTCGAGGTGAACGGCAGATGTGCCGCCGCCCATGTCCACGTTTTATAAAAATTGCCGTCACTCGCCGCGTCGACGGATGTCGTCGCATCGGATCCCATGAGCAGGTAATTGCCAGGGTCGCCGGTGAACGCGATGCTGACCAGATATCCGTCCGGCGGAAAAGTCCCGGTCGGATCTAAAGTCTTGACTTGAAATGCAAATGATGCCGCCATGTTAGTTGGCTGCCTGCTTGAAGCGAACGTCCTTACCGCAACATGTATGCGATAATTTTTCTCCGTCCCGGAGCGCCTCTAGGCGCGTATGCGTGATCACACGACCACACAGGCTGCACGTGTGCGAATGCAGCCGCACGCCAGTGCCAGCTTTGTAGCGCTCATTCAGTTTCGCAAAATAATCCGGATCCTGCATTTGCGCAGGGTCATACAAAAAACCGTAAACGGGATCTAGTTGGATCACGTCACGCTCGTGTGATAGGTAGTTCCGTTGTGGAAAGGCTGGCCAGTTGCCCACGACCATACCGTAATGAGCGTAATTCCATCTGGTGCCATGGTCTGCGCCCACGTGGCGGCAGCTGAAGTGAACGTGATATCGCCCAGCGCGCTGTCGTGAATTTCCAAGGATGTAAATGTGTTCTGAGGCAAGTGCCCTTCCAGAATAAAGCCCAGATCGCCGCTGCCCGTAGTCCAACTGAACCCGTGCAAATTATGCCCATTGACAACAGCGGTCGTTGTCGACCCCAATACAATGAATCCAACTGTGGGATCCAAATAGCCTACGGTCACATTCGGACAGCAAGCACAACAAGGATTGCCTACTTGTCCAGCCGTGATCACTAGATTACTTGCGGGCGCTCCCGCCCCATCCGAAAATATTGAGCCGATGTTCTGAGCATCGACCGTTGTAGGCGCGATAGCACCAAACGCGGCACCCTTGGCAACTGCAATAGTCGTGTCAGCCAAGGCGAATCCGGACGTCCCGCTGATGACGCCGGCCGTGAGATTGACGATAGTGACACTCATGTGATCGTAATCGCTCCAGGCATGATCTTCTGGCCCACGACTCCGGCAGTATCAACAGTAGGTGTCGATAGCACGAAGTTGTAAACGCCTGGAATGGATTCCACGAGCGTGATGAGCTGCGCATATAGCGCCGTGGTGGCGATCGGCAGTTGTATCAGATAGGCATTGAGCGCCGGAACTGCCAAAGCAATCAGGGTCGGCTCATCAAAGCCTGGGAGCGCGGTCAATACCCCTGTGATATTCAGCGGACTTTCCGCTGCCGCAGCCACGACCACCTTGACGCCTGCGGCTTTCCAGCCAGGCACTGGATTTCCGCTGACATCGTAAAACCCATCGGTGACCGCCTGGGCCTGTGTCACCAGCGCGCCGGACGTGGCGCCTACGCCATTGTGTATGTAGGCATTGACCAGCGAGACAGGCTGCGTCGGATCGGTTTTCCAGGGTTCCACGACCTCGGAAGAAACGACACGTTCAATGATGTTGCCACCGCTGTCCGTTATGACAGCCGTCGTCAGACCATAGGCAATTGCCGATGGCGTGCCGCGGGCCAACGTCGAAATGTAAGCATTGAAGCGCGTTTTCTGATCGGCAGCGCTTTCCGCGTCGATGCCGTTGATCCATGAAGTGAGATTCGATGCGCTCGTAAAGCCAGTAGGGACCGGAGATGGGCTGAACGTCGTGCCGGATGGCAGATTGCCGAGCGTGCCGGCCGTGACCGCTGCGACAGGAATATCCGCAAACGTGGCGCCAATGGCGATGATGACGGTCGCCGTCTGCGTATAATTGACGCCGCCGCTACCAGGGACCCAGACGGTTCCCGCCGCAACATTCACCGGAGCCCCTTGCGCGGTGAGGATCATGCGAATCAGGCCGGTCGTCGGAGTCGCGGCTAAGGCCGGAAAATTGAAAGAGGTATATATCGAAACTGGAATGGCTTCTTTCAGTCCGATAAATGCCTGCTTGTAAAACTCGTCGATCTCGGTCGCGCATGCCTCCAGCATCGATCGGACAATTGAGCCAATGTTGAAGTCCGTGACCTTTGTCTGAACGGACTTCATCCAGTTCAACATACTGGCCGTAATAGACGCGAAATCCTTCAGCTGGAAAGCCATGATGAGCCCTCTACGGTGCCGCCGTCAGTTCAATGGGTCGCCCGACGACTGGAATAACCTCCAACTGCAAATCGATTTCATCGTCGGTAATGGTGGCGATCGCCTGATCAACATCAGACACGCGGTCATCCGCCAGGAGAGAGGCTTTCGCATACTGCGCAACGAGCAATCCGGTCGTGGGGCCATTTCCTGCGCCAATCATTGAGCGACATAGCGAGCCATATTCCATGTGAAAAATAAGTTCGCCGCGTTCGGTCTCGACGCGATTTTTCAGAAACTGCCTCAAGTTGTCGCGTCCTGAGACGACAGCGAAATCCCCATTGATGGCCTGTAGCAGTCCTCCCACCGCGCCGGTCCCAAAGACGGGAATCAATTGCAAGTCGGTCTCGAAAACGAGCGTCGGATCCGTCGTCGTCGAAATGACCGGTGCGCCGGCCGGGACAAGGATCTGGCTACCGTTCAGCAATACGTCAGGTTTAACCTGGGAAGGATCGTCCGTGAGATAGGGAGGAACCAAATTGTTGAAGGCAATCAAATCGCCCCAGCGCGCCGCGTCTCCCAGTTCGCGCGCGGCAATCTTCTGCAACGTATCGCCGAATTGCGTATCGACGAAGCGATATCCGTTGAGCGGCTTGTCAAACACGGTCGTCATGCTGCGACCTGTAGACCAGAGTTGATCGTGTTCAAATAACCGCCTATCTGGGTCGTTGTGAGAGGGGACTGAACGACGTCATTAGACGCAACTGTCTGCATACCCTGCAACGAGCTCGTCGAGATGGTCACCGGCAGCGGCGGATTCGCAGGCACCACGGAGAAAAATGGATTCGTATCTACGTATTGACTCGGCGGCCCGCCGCCATTGGTCGATGAGCAGTTCGAGGAACCATAGAGCGGCGAGTAATCCGGGTAGAACGCTTGCTGATTGAACGCATTGCGAAGCACACAGAAAATGTTCGAGTACTCGCCAGCGACCTGCATGAGCCGCAATTTCGCGAAACTGGGAATGTTCTCGATCGCCGCCGCCGTCCGAAACACATTCAAACCGACCTGGGCCGTCAAATGCGCCACGTGCACGAGCTCGTCTGCAATCGCGCTGGCCTGATTGATGTTGTTGCTGACCGTTGTGTACAGTTTCGCCGTTGTCAGCATGAACGCTTTGACCGGTGTCGCGATCTTGCTATCAATGAAATTCTGGATGTCCTGCACATATTTTTGCAGGTTCAATGTCGATTTATTCAGGGACTTCAGCGCCGCCGCCTGCAGGTCGCTCGGCGAATTGGTGATCAATTTCGGTGCCGTCGCGTTGATCGGATCAATGATGTCGCTCAACACGATCATCTGAATTTGATATTGCACATACAGCGGCTGCGCCTTCGAGCGGCGCAGCACGAATACCTGCGGCGAGACCACGCACGCGAAGTCGTCGAGCTTGTCGGCGAAAATCAACTGGATTTGGTCCGGATCCCGTCCGGCCTTGATGGCGTTCTGCTTGCGTGAATGCCAGTCGGTATAAATCAGATTTTTGAGCGCCTTGAAGCGATCCAGACCATCCGGAGTTTGCGTGCCTTCCTGGGATCGATGCCAGCCGGTATGGCCGGCGATCGAAATGGTGTCGATGCCAGTGCCGAAATTGTCGGACCAGGCACCCGCGAGCGTCTGATTCGTCGTGATGCGCGATGGCGACGTGCGCGTCAGTTCCTGCGGACGGATCGCGAGGGTGATCGTTCGGCTTTTCGAGATGACATCCGGCGCAGTCGGATCGACCAGCATGAAGCTGATCGGACGGTCGGCCGCTTTCTGTGAGCTCGGCGGGGCAATGACAGGCTTGGGCTTGGTGGCCATGGGACTAGGCTACCGTCACGGCGAAGGCGGATCAGTGAGCGCGCCGCCGCGCGTGATGCCGCCATGCTTGTGCGTCTTTCCGCTGATGCCGCCTGCGATCACATCCGTATCCCCCGTTATGGTCGCCGTGGTGTGCACATTGCCGCCGGCATCGATCGTCACGCCGTTGATGGTCACCAGTGGCGCCACGATCGCGACCTGACCGGCCGGATTGACGTCGAGGGTCATGCCGCCCAGTCCCGCCAAGTGCACGTGTACGCCGCCGCCCGTGTTCCTGGCGATGGCCCATTTCTTGTCGAAATCCAGCCCCGTCAAATCCTCATGGGCTGGATTGACTGCAATGCGCAAATAGATCCCGCTGGGATGCGAAAATTCGCAGTCGCCGTTATCGGCGATCGTGGTGTAGACGTCTGAGGCATGTCGATCGACGCGAAAATTCGCCCGCTTGAATGTGACCTGCGTCACCTGGGGCAACAGGAATCCGATGCAGACCGGGTTCTGTCGATAGAACGCGATGATGGCGCGGATGGTGCGCTCTGGATTGGACGCGAAAGCCCATCTCGAGTCATCTAGTGGTAGCCCCGGGTCGGGTAGATCGACATAGCCCGTACTTGAGCTGCCGGTCGGTACCATGACCTGCACATTGCTGAGTCGCGTGCCATCGTCGGATAGGAGCACATCGATCGACTGGCCTTCCGGGTAGACCGCGACGACTTGCCCAATGGCCAGACTGTCTGAGTAATGGAACATGGTTTAGGGCTGCGCGATTTCTGCCCAGTATGGAGACGCCAGGCCGCTGCCTTGTTGGGCGCGGTCGATAAATCCCGTGCCGCGTTCCACCTGGGCGCTGGTCATAAAATGACCGAATGGCTTGTAATCGTGATTGACAGCGACCACGTAATACAGGGACTGCATGTTGCCGTGGGTCAGTCTCAAATAGGTCCCGGCTCGAATGTTCTCGTTGCCTTTGAGATTGAAAGAGCCGTTTTCGAAAACGACGTTGTCTTTGTTCTGGGCAATGAGCTGCAGCCGGCGCTCATTCATCCAGCCGATCAGCGCATCTCGATCATCTTGCCGCGGGGCACCGTCTGGCGTGCCATTGCCATTGGTGCTTTCGCCATCGCCGCCCTGATCGGTTGACACTTGCATTTTGCGTGTGCCATACAGTTTCGGATCGACGTTGCCGTAATTTTGGATGAAGAAGGTATCCGGCGCCCCGTAATACGCGAACGCGCGCATCGTCTCGTCGTAATTCAACATGAATCGAGGCGCATCCACCCAGAAATAGTTGGCCACATCATCATCGGATCGACCGACGTCATATCCGATAACATCCGTCAAATCGATATCGATGACGGCCGGGGCCTCGTCCTCAATGATTTCCTGAATGAATTCTTTGCTGTCCGCGGTTTTGAACGGATTCGGCCGATACACCACATAAGGTGCATCTTCGCGATCTTCGATGAAGAGTTCGTTCCACGCTTTGATATCTCCAAAGGAGGATAACAAGTCATAGACGGATCCGCCGCCCCAGGAGCCGATTCCATACGGTGAAACCTTGCCGTGCAGAACCTGAATATCTTGCTGTATTTCCAGCAATGGCGACGTGTCGGCATTGCCGCCGATATCCCCCATGTTGACTATATAGGGATTGACGATCTTGTCGAAAACCTCTCCCACAAACGTGCCCATCTGTTCAATGTTGAATGTGATTCCGAACCGGGCATAGAACGGAAAGCTCGTGATCAGGTTGCCGGTTGACGGGACATTGGGCATGTAGAATATCTGCAATATCTGCCAAATCTTCCCGTAGTCGTGACCAGTGATGATGACACTGCGCTGCGGCTGCCCGTTCATGGTCATCGACTGCACGCGGCGCACACTGCCGACGAATCCGCGCATCATGATCGGAAGCGTTGGATTCTTGTATGCATCGCCGGCCATCCGAATTTCGATCACGTCCATCGGCTCAATCAGACCATAGAGAGAGTCCTGAGCATCGAGCTTGATTTCGTCCGTGAGATGCACCGTAAAGTTGCCCGCCGCCGCGCGCACGGACTTTGATACGCGCACGCCGCCCCCGTCTCCGAGGAATGGCGCGAGGTCGATCGTTCGGTTTTGCGTGCCGGCGAAGCGATCGGATACCGGAACACTGCCTGCCACAGCAGTGCGCCCGACATTTTTCATCAGCTTGACCGACAGTGCCGGATGCCTGTCTCTAATGGGTTGCAATGGTCACACTCTTGCTGCCCGAGGCAGCGGGTGGCGAGATGTTGGTTCTCGTCGAGGACGTAGTTGTTTTCCCGTCCGATGTCTTCACATTGACATTATTGTGCAGCGTGATTTCGAGCGGCGAGCGTGCTCCACGGAGTGCGGCAGTCCGATCTTTTTCTTGCATGGCAATGGCCGCGCTCTCCTCTGCCTGGAGCTTATCGACCAACTCCCAGCGTTGTCTCGCGGTCAAATCGCCTCGATTGAGAATGGCGTTCCGGCGCTCCTCGGTGATTGAATGGATTTTTTGCTCTGCCTCATCCTCTTTCATGTTGATCAATTTATCGCCAGTCGCCTGCGGCCCGCGACCAGCCATGGCAACGATGGTGTCGCTCATGGCGATCATCGGCGTCAGGAGTTTGTCACCGGTATTGATCTTGATGTCGTCGAGAATTGCCGTCTGCGTACGAATCTCGCTACCCTGATCGACGCTCTGATCTTTCATGGCCGCAACCTGCACGAGCGCATCGCGGAACTGTGCCGGCGAGGCTTTCTCGGCAGAACTGACCGTTTTGATTTCGTCCGGACTCAGCGCGCCGGACTTTTTCATGTCCTCGAAAATCGCCGATAGCTGGCCCGTATTCGTGCCGGCCGCGCCGATCGCGCCCAGCCGCGAGATGCCCGAGGCGCTGATCTTGTTGATATCCAGGCCATTGGAGTGGACCAAGTCCACGAGGCCGTTGCCCTGGCCTACATTCAGATTCATCAGCGCCGCCGCCTGAGATAGTGACTGCACGCCAAACAGCCGCTGCGCGCCTTCGAGCTGCATCCATTTGCTGCCGCCCATCCGTCCCAGCTGCTGCTTGATCGCATCGAAATTGGTGACGTTCGCGCCAGACCCGCCCGCCAGGCCGCCGGTTCCTCCCATGAACTGACTGATCGCGCCGCCGCCGAAAACGCCAGCGCGGGTACCGAAGAGACCGCCCTCGGCGAGCGCCTGCGCCTGGATGGGATTCATGACGCCATGGCGATTGAACGCCGACAGCATGAATGCGCGGCCCGCCTCGCCGGCGCCGGCGCCCATGCTCATGACGCCGGAATTTGCCTGCATGAGCAGCCCCTGAGCCGTATCCGGAGTCATGCCAGGCAGATGCGTGCTCAGCAGTCCACCGTAGGCATTGCCGAATGCTGCGACGTTCCCAGGAGACAGGCTCATGCGCGTGGTCGCCGCGGTGAAACTCAGAATCGCCTGCATGACCTCGTCGGCCCGCGCATTCATGCCGCTGCGCGCGATCGTGTCGGCAAGGATCAGCGCGAGCTCGCGATTGTTCTGTTTCGGATCGATGTTGCGCATGCCGCCCAAGAAGTTGCCGCCAGCGCCCGCATCGAGACCGTATGACCGCGAGATCCCGACGCCTAACGCCGTAGCCGCGCCCAGCGATTCAGGCGATTCGACGGTCCGGGAGAGCTTCTGAAGGCTGCTTTCGAGCTTGATAAACTCGTTACTATTGATGCCGAGCCCATCGGCCAATTTGTCAGCGTAGGACTTCAGCCGTTCAAAGCTGACGCCGATATCCCCCATCTGACGCTTGAGCAGGTCCGCGTTGCCAGCGCGGTCCTTCGACATGTCATAACCTTCAGTGACCGCCGAGCCGAGTTTGTAGGCGCCGAAGGCCGCGGCACCGATGACGCCTCCGCGCAAGAAGCCAGCGGTGCCACCGAAAAATCCGCCGCCGGCTTCCTGAGCTCCTCGAGCGGCGTAGCTGCCTATGCTCTGAAAGCCGCCACCGACGCCGCTCGTGAACTGGCGACCGACCGTGTCAAATAGACCGAATCCGCGATTGCCGCCACGACCGCCACCGCCGCCTGCGACGCCACCTCGGCCGCCTTGAGTCCGTGGTGGCGGAGTGTAACCGTCCCGAACATCCTGAATGCTTTGGCCACCATAGATGCGCTTGAAGGATTCCTGTACGCGCCGCGCCTCCCGATCAATGGCCGGCGCATCGATCGGCGTCCACTTCGTGCGGTTGGCCTTCTCGATGGTCTTGCTGAGCTGCTCAACCTGCTTTTGAACGCCGCGGACATCGGCATCGACGGGGATCTTGATTGACATGAACTAGATTTCCTCCCATTCCCCGCTTTCGGCCTTGCGCCTGATTTCCTCGAGATCGAAATCCTCATCCTCGATTTCAGTGGTCGCTTGGTTCGGATTCTCGTGGTAGAAATGCGCCCAATAGTCTGTTGCCATATCCTCCTGAGTTGCGCCCAAAAATCGCGGATCAGTTGGTGGCAAGTTGTATCGACGGCGAAAATGCCACTCGTAACTATGGAGGAGCGCCCGCGCTTTCTCCTGACTGTCCTTTCTCAGTTTGCGGGCGAAAAGACAACTCCTTTTGGCGTAAGGCCATGAAAACCTTTTCGATCTTCTGCTGGATACCATCGTCTAGGATAGGATCCAACTCGTCGATCGAAAATCCTTGCGGTTGCTCTACCACGAGTATGTGAATGGTCGCGTGCATGAACGCCTCCATGTCACCAACTGTGCCGTCTTCCTGCCAATGATCGTTCGTGATCTGGGAATAGTAGGTACGGATCAAGTACCTGTCTTTCTGCACTCGACGCGCGAATTTGAAGCGACCGATACCGTCGACGTCGACTGGAAAATCCGATTCTTTCGCAGCGCGTGGCATCAGGTCGCACCCACTCCCAGGCCGCTCACATCCAGCGCATTGAACGTGCCGGACTGCATGACGATCGTGTGTTTGCTGATTTCGAGATCGCCGCTGGCATACGAGCAACCGGTGTACTTGCGCAGTAAGTCGCCCGTCTGCTTGTCAAAGCTCTCGATGTCGAAGACGAGTCCCAACAACGCACCGTCGCCATTTTCCGGGATGAGTCCCGCTTGCAGCATGGCGCCGCGGATCAGCACCATGGATGTCACGTTCAGATTGTGCCGCGCCACGGTTGGCACGTACTCCTGTATGTGGATATCGCCGATGCCCGAGGCCGGATCCGGCGCGTAATCGTCACTCATGCGCACGTTCTGGATGAGCCCGATCTTCTTCGAATCAAACGTGACGATGATTCGATTGCCTGACCGGGTTCTGAGGTTCTGTTGAGCCATGTCTACCGCCTCCTAATCAGGCCGAAACCGAGCCGCTAAATGGTACAGCGGCAATGGTGATCAAAATGTAGTTGTTGGGAATCACGAGAGACGCCTGCACGCTTACCGACAAGACGTCTCCCACAATCGATGCCGTAATATTCTTGAATGGCGGATTGGCGGCATTTCCGACCAAGACACCGGGACCGTTCGGCTCCGGGACGGCGAGAAGCGTGCAGATGGATGCCGTGCGGCTGGCCGCCTGGGACAAGAGCAACGGATCGCTCTTGCTTCCGCGCAGAGGATCGAGCGCATTGCGCAGATTGCGCGCAACAAAGTCGCCTGCGACGCCTGTCGAGACTTCCACGCGATAGAAGTTGGTATCTACCAACCACGTCGAAATCGATTTGACGACCTTATATCCATTCGGCGTATTCTCGATCGCAAAGACGCCGCCCAGGATCAGCGGATCCGTATCGATCGGATTCTTGAGATTCCGTTCGATGCCGCGCAGATTGAGCGTCTTGTTCGTGAGCGGCGTACCTGGGCCCACGCCTGAGAATGCCCCAGCCACGGCAGCTGCCGTGAGATACGGGGAATACAGTGTCAGCGCGCCGGCCGCGTTGTAATCGTAGTAGCCCAGATGCACGAGTGACGTGCGGTCACTGTTGATCGCCTTTGCCGCCGCAATCGCTGCCGCGTCCGTGGTGCCGAGTGCCGTTCCGCAAATCGCGCGGCGCTCCTTCTTGCCAATCGTCGACATGAATTGGACATGCGCGTCGACCATGGCGGCGATCGCCGGATCCGATGAAATCGGAACGATCCATTGCGGATCGATGCCGACCGCGCCAGGCGCCGGAGTGGCAGCGGATTGCAGCGTCGTCAGCGCATTGGCCCATTGTGTGTTCGTGATCGTGCCATCCGATCCGCCGGCCAGGAACGTGAAAGGGATATTCACCGGCAGCGTTCCGACCGCCGCCACGCGCGTGGCAGTAACGAAGCCTTCGGCCAGACCATTGAAGTAGTCGACGATGGCCTGCAGGTTGGCCAACGCCGTGACCGGAGCCGTTTTGATGTCGACTGCCGTCACGTAATCAAGCGCGTTCAGGGTAGCCGCGTTGTTGTTGCCATCGAGAATCGATGCCACGATACCGGCCACTGCATTGAGTCGATCGACAACTTGCGCGACAGTCGGATAGGTGGCGAGGTCGACGACCGCAATAGGGGTGCCATTCGGCGCGAACACAGTAAGTGTCGTGCCGTTGATCGTCATACTCGCGGTAGCTTGGCCGCCGGTGTACTGGATCTGGAAGGTGCGCCGCTGGATGTTGTCCTGAACGTAGAAATTGTTTCCGAGCTGCGTCGTGATCTTTTTGCCAGCGGTCGAACCAGTCTCGATTTTGACTTTGATCTGGTTGGTATACAGCCCGTAATCGGTCGAGACCAAGTTGATAACGGGTGTCGGTGATACATCCGACAGAACCAAAGCCGCCTGCACCGCAGGATTGACGCGCACGGCAATGACCGTCGTGGGACCGCCTGTATCAGCGCTCGGTGCGAAACACTTCTGCACGGCAGTGAGCAGCTCACCGCTTTGAAGCACGCTCGCCGCGACATTCGGATCGCCGAAGACGAGCCCCGTATTCGGCTGGCCTCCGGTGGATGCGCCGATGATGGCCACGACATTGCCAACCGTCAGATTCTGATTGGCGAGTGCCGCATCATTGACGAATGAAACCGTCGTCGGAGAAACCAACAATTGCCCATTGAAAAAGACAGCCATGGTCAGTCCCTCACTTTACCGGACGTTCGGCGAACGCTGCGAAGCGCTCGTGATACGCGGACTCAATATCGTGCAGACGGTTTTCGCGCAACTCGTCCGAATGGAAACCGGCGATGAGCTCGACGCGCTTGTCATGCGCAGACAGTGAAGCGCAAAACTCGCCCAGCGGAATCGTGGCGGTCGTTTCGGTCTCTGTTTCTGGCGCGACTTCTTGCGCTGTTTCACCGGTCATTGGAAATACCTCAGTTGATGGGAATGACAGTGCTGTCGACGGTCGTGATCGCGGGGCCTGGCACATTCACGGCGATCGGTGTCACACAAGTGAACACGCCTACGGTTTCATACACAGGCGCATTGTAGGTCGAAAAATCCTCGATGTCCGACTGACTGAATTCGACCTGCAGTAGCAACGCCTCATCAAATACGCCGAGATTGGCAGCCATGACACGGCGAATCGCTTTCCGAAGCTGAACGCGCTCATCTGCATTCAGCGACCAGCCGATCACATCCAATTGAGTTTTTGCGGCCCAACCTTCGTGATCGTCATACAGGCCGGTCAAAGTGTCGAGTTGATCGTTGGCGATATCTTCGCCGAGCGCTCGGTTAAGTGGCGCTTCGTTTTTCATATGCACTGAAATGCAGGGGAATGCCGTGTCCTCAAACACAGGAGGAGCCAACAATACTTTGATCAAACCGGCAATCGGACTGAGCGCGCCGCGAGCAATCTCCGCCGCGATACCAACATCCAAGCGATCACGCACCACGGTCTGCGCGTCCGCGCTGTCATCAAGATACGTCGTCGCCGGAGTGACTGTGACCGCTGCACTGTCCGTGGTCCACGCTGCACCGTCCCAGTAAAATCCCTGGTAGTAGTACAGCGTACCGTTGACCAGATTCGAGGCATCCAGAAACTGCAATGGATCGCCGTCATTCGCATCGTGCACGAGCGTCGACAGCGCATCATTGAAAGCAGGAAAGACGCCTGTCGTATTGCGCAAAATGCGCCAATGCACTGCCGTAGCCGGCAGCTCCACGACAATTTGGACCGCATTCCCTACGGCGAGCGGCGCGATCGCGTTAATCATGGGGTCATGCTGCTGTCACGACTCAAAGACGAGACGGCATACTGCTCGGATGGCTGATTTCCGAATCTCGATTGATCTGTCCGGCATCATGGCCGCGACAGAGAACATCATAAATGAGCAAGTATTCCCGTTGCTCGGTCAGGCCGTCCGGGCTGTCGCCCAGCAGATGACATCGAACTGGCAGGAGGCCGTCCAGCGCACGAATCTATGGAGCGGCGAAAAGGACAAGTACGCCGCGGGCATCACGTGGAAATCGACCGGACCATTCAGCGCCGAGGTGCAATCAATCTACGAACAGGATGAGGCGATCGAGAATGGTCGCCCTGCCTACGACCTCAAGCAGATGCTCCAGACGAGCCAGAAGACGCGGCAGTTCAAGAACGGCAAAAAGTACCTGATCATTCCATTTCGGCACAATGTGCCTGGTGCTGACGGTGGTCAGGCCATGCCGGCGAGTATTTACGCGCAAGCGCGCGAGCTCACGCCATCTCGAGTCACCGGACAAGGCACGCGCCCCGCCGCGATGCACGCCAGCGTCACCGGCCAGCGCCAAATGCGGACCGTCGCCACGCGCTCATATCAGTGGGGCGGTCGCCTGCCGGCGGGATTGGCGCCGAAGCTGAAGGAATTCCACGCCACGGACATCTATGCGTCGATGGTGCGCTTCGACACCACAACGCCTGGCGGCGGACGTCACTCCTCTCATATGACCTTCAGGACGATGATGGAAGGTTCGGCAAAATGGATTCTGCCGCCGCAGCCTGGATTGCACATAGCTGAATGTGTCACCACGAACATGCGCCCGCTGGCTGAAAAAGTGTTTGTCGAGGCGCTGCGGCGGACGCTCGGCGCCTAGCGCCCGAATAGATCGAACCTGCGCATCAGCAATTTTTTCGGCAGCGCCGCGCCGAAATGCTCATTGCGGTCGCTGGGCAGGTTGTACCAGATGAAGTAGTCGGTATAGCGGATACCGGAAATACTGTATTGCAAGCCAGTGGGAGGTCCGTCATTGTTGGGCCATGTCAGATTCCCACTGACATCGATCACAGGCAATCCACCATCGATCATGGTCTGATTGTCGTTTGGATCCAACCAGAAAACCCGGATGAATTTGACGACCGGTAGCAAAATGCGGTCGTTGGATCCACGTTTCAGCATGAGTTTGAACACATCGGTCGAATTCAACAATTCGATACGATCAAACCGGCCAGCTTGCTCGTACATTGTAGAATCAGAGGGAATTGTCAGAATCGCATCGCCCGCTTCCCATTGCCCCATCTGGGCCCATTCACGACTCACTTTTTGCTGCGTCATGCCTGCTTTCGCGGCGATCGGCGCATCCCAAATCCAGCCTTTACCGGCACACAGAGGATGTCCGGGAATGGCCGCGCCACTCTGAGGATTGAAACACGGGCAGGCATTTCCTTTGCGCCAGTTCATGTTCTGGCCAATGTTGCCCGAGAGAAAAGCGTTGAAGGCCGCAGGATTCAGACGCATGTCAGTTGCCTAGCGCAGACGTTCGGATCCCATGAATCGCCGTCATGAGACCGCCATTCGCGCCAGGCGGCCCGTTCAGAATATTGTTGATGCCGTCCCGGTATGCCTTCATGTCGATCGACATCGACTGCGAGAGACCGTCTGCACTGATTGATCCAGACTGCGGCAAAAAGCCGTTCTCGATGATTTTGAGGATGGCCGTTTTCTTGATGGCGTCGATCAGTTCCGGATAGGTGCCCCACGGATCCGTGATGCCTGCGATGTAGGTACATTCGATCGCAAACGGGATCGTGCGGCCACCGCCGAGCGCCTGCAAGATGAACGCATTGAGCGGTGCCACGAACGGCGAGCTCGCCGGCACAAATCGAATATGCGCATACTTCCGGTCGATGCGCAGCCAGTCAGCCGGGATGTCATAAAAGCCGATGGTCGGAGCCGGATAGACGAAGCGGATCAAGCTCACGCTGATCAGCGGCTTTTTGCGCAGTACGAGAAAACCCCATTTCTCGCCTGTGAAAAAGTCCGGCTCATAATCATAGGCCGCATCCACCGCATACGGCATGCCCACGGGCACTGCGGCGATTTGATCGCTCGTCGGCGGATTGGCGAAAAATTGCGTTGGCACCAGAGGCACGCGCAGAGTGCGCGCGACTTCGGATTCGGCCGCCTGGACCGTCGACCACAGAAAATCATCCGTCAGCGTCAGACCAGGGAAAAAGGTCTGAGCCATCAGAATGAGCTGATCCTGGCGCAACTCATCGATGATGATGTCGCGCACGAACAGGAGTGAGCGCGGGACGTCGGCCAGATCTTCGACATGCACCCGGAAGCGCTTGACGAAACCCGGGCCCTGCAGCACGAGCATGGCATCCGGCGGTCCGGCCGTCAGAGTAGCCGTCTCGAGTGCAGTGAAAGCAGTCACCACAATGCCTGTAGGCCAATTGGCGCCAGCTGCCGTATGGTTGCACGCGCGAACGCTGAGCAGTACCGTGCGCCCATCAATGGACACGAGACTGGCGCTCACTGAGGCAGCGGTATCGATCGCAACCGCCGTGCCATTGACCGAGACAGTCGCGGATAGACTTTCGGCCTGCCCAATGATGATGGTTGCAGTCATATCACTCGCTCAGAAATGGAAAGGCCCACCGACCGGTTTTGATTCGGCGGCGGGCCCGGGTCGCATGTCAGTGCGCGAGATCAGCCGGCAGTCAATCCCAGTGCGATCAGGTCCGGCTGCGCCAGTGTCGCAACATTGGTTGTGCCCGCCGCCGCATTGACCGCCGCAATGTTGGCTGCTGCGCCAATGCCATCCAACTTGGCCAGAATGGTGTTCTGGTTCGTGATGATCTTCTGGAGCATTACACCCAATTTCACATGGAATGCGGCAGGCTCCATGTGATCCAGTTCATGAATGAGGTCGCGCGCCATGATCAGTACTCCAGAAAGTTAGAACGTGGGATTCGGTGCGCCGCCTGTGCCGGCTGCAGGAGCGGTTTTGGCTCCGGCGCCTGTAGTAGCTGGCGGAACCTTGGGATCGAGTTTTGGCGGGGACGCGGGCGCAGCCGGCTTCGCCTTCTGCTGCGCGACCAACAGATCAATCAATTGTCCGCGCGCCACAGGAGTGAACGCCGCAGCTGCAGCGGCCAGTGACTCAGGAGTGGGTAGCAGCGGCGAAATGCCGAGCTCGGCTCCAGCGCTACCCGCGCCGGCGGTTTCCGCTGTCGCAGGTCCGGCAGGAGCGATGATACCCTTCGTCTTCGGGTCGTAGTGGTGATACCCCTGAATCGTCGCGAATCCGGTGGCAACCTCATCGTCGACGTCTTCGGAGATCATGCCGAGTTTGTGGCTCACAAACTTGACGCCATTGATTTCCGTCGAGGCGTTCGGCAGCGTGCAAATAACTTTCGCCATGGCGAGATTCTCCGCAGAAGATGGGCACCCATTCTAGGATGCCCATCATTTTTGAGCCAGCCCGCTCTCAGGTCGCGATCAGACCATATGGCTTCCAGACGGAATTCGTCGGAACGATGTTTTTGATGATCGCGTGGTGCTTGCGCTTGCTGAGCCGCAGATAACCGAACATCAACTGCGCCCACGGAATGGTCGCAGCAACGGTCGGGTACAGCGGGAATTTCAGCATGGGCAACAGTTGCCGCCATGTGATCGCCGAATCGCCAGGCATCAGATTCAGGATGAATGCCTTGGTCGTGCCCGGGAGATCGACGTTGAAATCGACATAGGGAGTCGTCGCGCCGACCAGCGGAATCCGCTTGATGAGCCGGAAATCGGTCGTGCCATTCGTGCCATTGAGGCGCGAGCGATAGATCGCGTAGCCCGTTTCCTGCGCGCCACCCGAGCGTGTGATGGTGAGAGTCACCTTCTTGCCCGCCGCTACTGCGGTCTGTGCCGTCTTTACGATGGTCGACTGGCCCGCCGCATTGAGGCCGGTCACGCCCCAATAGTAGTTCCCTGCCGTCGCGGCCAGGAAATTTGAGGATGCATCCGTCACGGACGCATCGACCGCCAGTGTCGGTGCCAGCGCAGCATTCGCCGCGGCGATCGTCGGGAAGTCCGCTTCGAACGGACGGAGGTTTTTCTCATCCTGAATGAACACGTCCGGCTCGGTCCGGATGTCGCCCCAGGAAGTGCGGATACCCTTGACCGGCGAACCCAGCTGAATGCCGCCGCCTGGCACGTCCGTCAGAGGCACACGGAACGCCGGATCCAGGCCGGTATCGAAGTCTGCCTGCACGAGCTGCGACGTGAAGATATGAGTGGGCTGGCCAAAGTTGCCGTATCCACTCACCTGGGCCGCCGCCTGATTGACGAAGTTGATCGAGGAGAGCGTGCCGCCCGCCGCGTCGATGATGTTCTGCGGATCCACCTGACCGGCCGTCACGCCCGCCTGAAGCTGGGCAAAGATGCCGTCGAATTCGGTCGGAACCACGGCCGAATCACCGAAAAATGACAGGAATTCCGCATCCGAAATCAGCTGCTTGGCGCCGGCCTGCTGCTCGATCGCCTCGGACTGAACAATGTTGTTGCCCAGCGTGGAAACGAACGATACCTCGCGGCGAGTCATCAGGTACTTGACCAGACCGACGCGCCGATTGTAGACACCCTGCGCCGCAGCGATGGTGCCGGTTTCCGAGTTGGTCGAACCGCCCAGGAATCCGCCGACACTCGACTGCTCCGTCCATTCGTCGACGGTCGCGGTCGCCGGCTGCTTGGCGAGCTCGTTGAACAGGCGAAAGTGCTTGTTCTCCTGAATCGTGGCCATCATGGTCCGATCCAGCGACTGGATCCGGAAAGCCGCGCCGCCGGACAGCGTCGAGACGTCCGTGCCGTAGCCTACGGTCAACGCCTTCTGCAGCTCGGCCACCTGATCGAGCCCCAGTGCCCCTGTGGCGGAAGCGCCATTGGCAAGTTGGGGGAAAATTGTCGGATTGAACATTTCAGTGTTCCTCTGGGATTTTTGAGTGTGACGTTGCTGCTGAAGTTAGGAGGCGCGCGCCGTTAGGACAGCACGCGACTGACGAGATTGTCGGGAATGGCGTGACCGTTATTGAGGCACGTCTCGGCCAGCGAGATATCGGCGCCGGTCAACTTACCCATGCCCTGTTTCTCAAATGCCTTGGCGAAAAACTGCTCGGTCGTCACGCCTTCTGGCATGCCATTTTTTGCAACCGCCGCTGTCGCGGTATCGGTGCGGCGTTCGGCCACGGTCAATACAGCCTTGCGGCCCGCGCCGGTCGAGGCGAGCTTGCCGAGGTCCGTCTGCAGCGACTTGATCATCGTGGCCTGTGCGCCAATGGTCGTTTCATGGGTCGCCAGCTGCTCACTCAGCGACTTCACCAGCGCGCCCTGACTGCCGATGATGGCGACAGCGGATGTCAGCGTTCCAATCACCTTTTCCTCGGACGCATCGAACCGATCCGACAACGCCTTCAGCATCGCGGCGCCATCTTCGACTTCCACCACGGAGCCGTCAGCCAGCGTGATCGAGAACGACTTTTTCATTTCGTGCTCGTGATCGCCTTCCTTCTCGCAGCCCTCCACGCCATGCTTGCACTTCTTTTTGTCGCCGTCCTTATCGCCATCGGCGTCAGTTTTCGGCGGAAATGCCTTCGCCATCGTGTCGAGTTCCCCGAGCAACGTGTCGAAAGGACTGGCGACAACAGCCAGGGCGGAAGCCACTGCGGCAGCTACTTTGCTCATGACAAACTCCGATTGGTCAGACTGGTATTGAGATCACGCATGAACCGCCCAACCCATTGATTGGCGCTGGCGGGATCGAGCTGCAGCACATTGATCGAATGGTCGATCAACTCATGTGAGCCCAAATTCTGGTCACGGCCCGCTATCAAATGTTTGGCGAGCCGATCACGAAAATCAAAATAGTTGACCGGCGCGCCGAGGAGCGATTGCTTGCGCAACGCGGCGCCCCCGGATAGTTGCGCCGAATCCGTACCGTAGCCGGCCGTCAGCGTCTTCGCGAACGTGCCGATCGCGCCTAGGCTTTTCATGAACGTCCCGATCGGCGTCAGCGACGCTTCTGGGACCGTCATGTTGACCGGAGTGCGGTCCAGGCCAATATTGACCCATCGCACTTTCTTCACGACCATGACCTTGGTTTTCGTCTCAGGGTCGATAGCCGGCCCGCGGTCCAAAATGCCGCCGCCGACAGACGGGAACCACGACATCGGCGGGCGCTGCTTGGTCAGGGAGTCCCAGACCATATCCGCGTTGCGCGCCTGGGCTGACGTGCCACCGTTGGCGCCCTGATACAGTTCGGCCTTGACGAATGTCTTGCCGGTGTGAAAGCCCACCTCGCGCGGCTTGCCAATCTCGTATTCCATATGATTCGGGATGTTGTGTTTCAGCCCGATCATCGTGAAATGCGAAATGTCGATATTGCCGTGGCGCAGGTAGAAATCCTTACTGTCGGCCAACGCTGACTGCAGGATTCGCTCATTCTGGTGATCTTTCGTCTCGTTGGAGGCTTCGAGATACAACATGCGCGCGCCGGCTTCTTCGGCCGGCATCGCCTTGCAAAAGATGCCCGAGAGCGAAATGAAATCGCTACCCGCCGCCTGCAAAGTGCCGCCGTCCATGCTGAGCAGGCTACCGTCACGACACCGAAACATCGGAATAGGCCGTTGATTGGAAAGAGCAACGGCCCCAGGAGGGTGAATCGAATTTGAGTATCTAGGCGGCGAGCAGCTCAAGCGCTTTGGCGAGAACGTCCCGCTCACGCAAAACTGTGAACAGCCTCTCGAAAGCGGCATTGACCCTGCTGCGTTCCTCTCCTTCCGGGAAAGGCCGATGAGGTTCGCCCATGGCTTTATAGACTTGGTTATCCGCCATGGAAACCAGATAGGTATTCCGACGCTGGGCCCCTTCGAGTTTGTCCTGCATGAAGCTGCTGAACGCGCGCGCGGCCATCTCCTTGGGCTGTGACCAGTATTTGCCCGAGGCGCCTTGGTCGAGTTGCACAGCTTCGAGCGCAAACATGGATACCCCCGCGCCGACCTCGTACCGGATTTCCCGTTGGGCATTGCCGGCATGGTGGATAGCGGCGATTTTCTTCCACGTATCGCGGGTGTTCTGTGACTTCTTCTTGTCTACGCTGCCGAATGCACCGCGCGCGTACATGGCCTGCACCTGATCAATCGCATTCTGCACGCCAGTAGCGCTGCGGATTTTGTCTCGAATGCTGCCTGCGTAGTGACCCTGCATATTCTGATGGGCCATTTTCTCTTCAGTCTCGGTGTACTGCATCGTGACTGTTCGGCGGTGTGGGCCCTCCATCATTGCCGTAGTCAGCCCGACGAAAGCTGCTTTCAAATCCGGATCATCGAGCGTGCCCGCATTCTCGGTCGCAAAATCATCGACGCTGGAGCCGACACCGGTCGTCGCCTCCTTGACGATGTTGTCGACGAAGTGAAACCACTCATGCGCCAGGCTGCCGCCGCCGGCCATCTTCGTGAGATTGATGACGCGCTCAACGGGTTCGTAATGGGCCGCAGCCACTGTACCGCCTGCCTTCCCTCGGCCCCGGGCCCCGAACGCCATCGCCAGACGTCCATTGAATGACGCCTGTTGATCTGGGATGCCCAGGATATCCGCCATGTCAGCGAACGCATTCGCGCAATGCTCAACATGAAATTTTGCCGAGTTTGGATCATCGAGTACCCAGTTGCCGGACTGCACCTCGCGTAGCCCGAAATGCTCTTTCAGGGACGACGTCGAATCTACCGCGACGGCTCGGCCACCCTCACGCTCGAAGTTATCCGCAACTCGAAGTTGGAATGAGGTAGAGCGCTTGGAGGCCTTGCGCGGCTCGCCCCCTGCTTTCTTTTCCGCCCACGCCCAATCTTTGACGCGACCAGCCTTCGCCGTGGCCAGATGCCGCGCGAACGCCTCGGATCCTTTGTGCCGGCGATAGTCGACGACCGCATTAAATGAGTCGCCCAGCGCATTCCATGCTCGCGTCAGCGGATTCTCTACGCGGTTGCGTTCCTGTGTCGCCGTGCGTAGAGCGCCAATTCGCGCGTGCAGATCATGCAGTTTGTTTTTGTAGGGATACTCAAAGCGAGATGAAATGCTCCCGTTTTCTTTTGTTTGATGCGTGATCGCCTGCATTCCCTGCTCATCTCGATACTTGCGCCAAGTATCCATCTTCGCCGCTGCCTCAGCCTTGGCATCGTCAGCCTGCTGTTGCATTTCCGGCGAGACCTTCCATTTCCGAATGACACGCTTCTCGACGTCAAACTTCAACCTCGAAGCTGATGTCTGTGCGGTCATATATGTCTGATAAAGCGCATCCGCTGCCGCATCGACCGCGCGAACCTTCTCCTGTTCCTCCTTGGCTGCGGCTCGATAGGCAAGATACGTTGCCTCTTCCTCTGATGTCAGAATGATGCCGTCGCGCTCATCCTGAATTTCGTCAAGCGTCTTCGCGACCTCGTCGACCGACTTGCACGCCTCGAGGCGCTTGCGCAGGGAGTCGATCCCCACCGCATAATCGCGCCGGCCGAGTGCGGTATCTTCCTTCGGATCCGGCGCAACGCTGGCGTAAACCTTCTGCAGTATGAAGCCTGCCCCTGGCGCCATCTCGGTTTGGCTCATCGCGGTCCAATCGATATCGCCGAAAATGTTCTTCTTCGTGATGAGTTCGGCTGCCTCGCGCGGATTCTTTTCGATTTCATCCCAGTCGATATCAGTCGCGCTGACATGCTGCCCCGTGCGGGCCGCGCGCCGAATCATCTGAGATGCCAGTTCCTTGCGGCTGCCGCCGACATAGCCGGTGTCCCGATATCGATAGTTTGGACTGTTAGGATCCAGATCGTCGCCATCGGATGGCGTCAGGACTGCCGCCTGCGCGGATGGTTCTGGCGGCGGCGGTTCGGCTTCATCTGCGGCGCCGGCCACGCGATGCCAGCGGCCATCACGCAACACGTAATCGATCCCGTTCTCGGTTTTGGTTGCGCCTTCCTGTGGACCGGCAGCGGCGTCGCCAATGTCTACCTGACGACGCGCCTGACTGAACAAATCACCGGGATCGCCCGTCTCGAGCGGAACGTCCTTATTCGGCGATCGCGCTTCGTCGCGGCGCCGAGTCTCGTCGGCTAGCGCTTGTTCGGCGGTCGTGTCTTGGCCGAAGAGGTCGAGCGCACCCGGCGATGTAGGTTCAACTTTCGCAGGTTTTCCACCACTGTCGGCTTCAACGTTGAGGGTTTTTTGTCCATTCCCGATTATCCTCTCAAGTTCGCCTCGAATACGAGTAATGGTTTCCGGTTTGTCATCGTCCCAGGAATCCAGCACTGCCGCAGTTGCATCCGGATCGTGGTCGCCCGCGCGACTGGTCAGAATTGTTATGTCAACTGCCTGCGCCGGTTGCTCGGCCAGATCCGAGACGGCTTCCTTCAGTTCGGCATGCGTGGCCTCCATCGCCAGGCGCTCGTCGTGGACCTGCGCCATGAAAGTGACCATGGCCAGTTCGCGCTTTTTGAGCTTCTGCCCCGCAAGCGCCTTATCAACCGCCGCGTGCACCTCGTGCTCTTTGAGCCCCTTCGGTCGCCCCGGCCACCATTCGGCATTGGGGATCCACATCGTGCGTCCCGTGACGGCATCCGTCGCCGCATCGCGCATGAGTTTGCCGCCGACTTGGGCCCAGCCGGTCTCATTCTTCATGCCCGCGAGTCCGCCGCGCAAATCCGGATCGTCTCTCAGGCGATTCAATACTGGAATTGATGCTGGTGCGACTGTTTCATCTGCGGTCTGATCGTCCTCTGATGTCCCAGGCGCTTCCGCCGCGGCCACTGTTGCGGTAACGGGTTCGGCGGGGAGCGCTTGGGTCGCGGCTTCCTTCTTCTGTTTGAGAATGCCGCGCAGCGTATTGAGCGCAACCTGGGAACCCTCCTTGTCATACGTCTCGAGCACGACGCCGCTGTCCTGCTCGTCGATGAAACCGCCGGCCACGCCGCGGCCCAGGCGATCGACGAGCTTTTGGCGGTCCTCGGCTGCGGGTTTGCGCATACTGAGCTTGTCGAGCACTGCCGAATGTTCGATGCCGCCGACGTAGGCCATCGCATCGATGAGTTTCGCGCGCTGTTCCGCCGTCATCTCGTCCAGAGTCTTGCGCAAATGCTCCGCGCCGCCGTGCGAGACGATGAATTTATCCAGCGTCGACTCGACGCGCTCCGCTGGGGGAGCCGTCTCGATCTTCTTGTGCCGCGTGGACATGTGGCCAGCGCGGACGTGCCCATGCTTGTCGACCGACCCTTTGACGTGGGTCGGCATCGCGAATAGAACGGCTTTTTCGCTCATTCGATGCTCTCGCCATAGTAAGCTGAATGACTTATCGCGCCAGAACCGACAAGTGCAGTGCCAACTTCTTCTAACAGTTGGCCGCTAGTTATATATTTCTTTCCGTTAGTCCAAAATATATCGCCAGCGATAGTCTCTTTAACCCATTTCCCGGTTTTATATCCATCAGGATGATGGGATAACAAATCGGCAATATGTTTTTTGCGTGCAGCCGTATCATGGCCAGCCTGCATCAAAGAGCGCCCGATGTTTTCGACAGAACTAGTCGATATAGCGGCATTCCGATTGTCGTTATGTGGCGGAACGTAAGTTCCGTTTTTCCGGGTGTAGCCCTTCACGTGCGCTTTGCAAAAAAAAAGACGGGTGGCAAGCCATCCAATAACCCAGCGCTATTAGCAACGATGGCCTTGATCATCGTCGGTCGACCATTCGTGTTCGAAACCTTCTGCACAAACTCGATGACCGGCATCGCCGTGATCGGGCCCAGAAAGCGCGGGTCGCTGTAGCATTCGAGGAACGCTGCCGCCGCCGACTCTTCGGTCGGGAAATTCAACATGACTTTGTCTTCGTCGAATTCATCCCAGCGATTGACCTTGCGCGCATGCACCACGTAGGCGAATTGCGCATCTTCGTCAGGTCCCAGGAAACAGTCGACCGGATCGCCATCCGTGCCCTCGGTCTGCTGAATCTCACCATAGGCATACGGCATTTTCTGCGACCACGTTTCGCCGTCGCGATTGGTGCCGCTGCGCGTACTGCCCGCTTCGTTCTCGATGGCAATCGTCAGTCCCTGCCAGGCGACTTTGCGCTTATCGTAGTCGCCGGCTGCCTTTTCTGCCGCCGTAGGTTTTCGGTCTGTGCGTCCCTGGCTATTGTTTTGGCCAGCCACATTGACGCCGGAGTTGGCAAACATGATCGCGTTGTTGCTTTCCTCATTCGCCTTTTCCAGTTCGGCGCGCGCGATGGCGACCGCGACGCTAGGTTCCTCGATGCGAGCTTCCAGCATCGATTTCACGAACAAAGTGCATTTTTTCATAGTCCCATGATCCTTCTTCGAACGACCTGCTTTTCGGTATGCGGCGGCGATCGCCTGATCCTGCGGGTGTCCCGCATCCATCATCTCTTTGATGTTGTGGCTGATAACTTCGTCGCTGGAACCTTCGAGCAGCGGCATGATCGTCTCCTACTTCGGTGCCAGTGTGGCCACGAGCCATTTGTGAAAGTCTGGGTCGTCGCCTTCCTTCATCTGAATCGTGTTGATCCAGCGCCCGCGGCAATGCGGATGTGCGAGCCCCGCTGGTAGCCACCACATTTCATCCGCCGTGCGTGGCACGAGCGCATCGCCGACGCGCTTGCGAGGCGCGGCGGACCGCCCGACGTTGTCTTTTCCCACCCAGATTTGCGTATTGCCGTCTTTGTCCGGCGCGTCCGGCGCGACGACGGTCGCGATCACGCCGTCGATCGATCGGCAGAACGGGCAGGCGCCGCGATACTGTTCGACGCGCTTCACCTGGGAGCCTGGCGGCAGGCTGGCGATATGACCCTGGTTCAGCGCCTCGCCGGCTTCCGTCACGGCGATGCGCCGCCAGTCCCGGTTCAGCGTCGCGAACTGGTCCACGAGCTCGGTCTGCAGCGAGCCGCGCTCCGTGCCAAGCGCGCGTTCGTGCGCGCGCCGAACCACGACTGCACGTAAAGCGTGGCGCGTATCCTCCTTGAATTGCCTCACATTTTCGGCGGCATGAGCCGAGGCATACTCGATCGTCTGCCGCTGCGCTGGCGACATTTGGAATTGTTCTAAGGCTGCGGGCACTGTCACCGGGAGGACTGCGGCCACCTTCTCGGCCTGCTTGAGTTTCAGGTCCAGATTGGCCTGAACACGTCCCATCAGCGTCGATCGTGTGGCCAGCCAGTCGGCTTCTGACTTCAACTCCTCAGAAGGCAAATACCGCTGTACGACGTAGTCGACCATCATCATGTGATCGTTGAGCGTCCACTGGGCAGGCGGCAACCGCTCGAGGTAGATCCGGACCAGCTTCAATTCATCGGGCCCCCAGCGCTCCATCGCGCCAGCGGGCCGCGGCGGTCGGATGCCGGGGCTCGTGCGCGCGCCGCGCGACCATGTCTCGACCTCTTTTTGGACTCCGTCCAAACGCAGTAGCCCGCGCTGCGTGAACAGCTCAATCAGCTTGCGGACGGCCGGATCGGGATGCGCGTCCCAGATGGCATCGCCGTCGCTCGAAATGGCCTTGTGCAGAAACTCCAGCGTCTCATCAGTCTGATGAGCGGGAATGGCGGACAGGTCGATCAGGAGAGCCATTGCGCCATGATCCTGTCACGACTGAGGCTTGATCATTTTTGCGCGAGAGTCATATCGTCTGTTCGTGTTGCTCTTGGAACGCTCCGCCTGAGTTTTCTCGTTCGCTGTAGACGCATTGGAGGCCGGTCGCCGGCCAATTCGCGTTAGTGAGTACGAGATGTCCCGCGGCATCTACTGACAGAACCGGGGCTCCATAGCCAGCGTTGTTGATACTCAAATCAGTGGACAGAATCGTGACTTTCCCCGCGCCGCCGTATCCGTTCGGATCTACGGACAGGGTGTATCGATAGTCGTAGTTCGACATTTCGATTTGAATGGCAATATCTCGATGCTTGCCGGCGAAGGAAGAAGGCAATACGTTTGCGCCGGTCGTCAGTGCGGCTTTGTATGATTTACGGGCACCCATGGCGGTCACGCTGCTGTCGGCGTTGATGATCGCCGCATCCATTCGAGTGAGGGTTCCCGCGGTTGCTATGCCTGTACCCATGACATCGCCCACGAAGTCAATTGCGTTGCCTGCTCCCAGCGTCAGCACGTTTGGATCCGATGTTTCATAGGTGACAAGGCCGTGGGTAGATGTGGGTAACGTGCTGTCGTTCTGGATTAGTGTGACTGCTCCTGTTGCCCACACTTGGACGTCTACTGGCGAGTTGTAGATTTTGCATCCAGGGCCGATGTGGGTCACAACCTTTCCAGCCGAACGGTTCGAGGTGCAGCGCCGTCCCATTCCGGAGCCGTGGAAGGAGTCATTCCCGTTGGTCCGGACATAGTTCATATGCAATACGCAACTGTCGTCAAATTGACAACCTTCCGCTGTGGAGTACTCAGTGAATGCCCCGGTATCTATGTTGCTGAACCTAACGCCTTCTGCCGAAACGCCAAATCGACAGTTGAATGCTTTCGCTCCATCCTGCCCTGAGAATTCGACCGCGATAGTATCGGCGTCTCCTTCAAACTCGATGTCAGTGACTCGAATCCTGCACCATGTCCGGCCGGAACCTCCTCGATACTTGATCGCTGATACGCCTGGACCGAGTCCCGCGCAGTTCACAATAGTACCCAATGTTCCGTGAAGTGAGACTCCAAAGAAGTTGACCGCAGGAGTGCCGCCGCCCAGGATCTGTTGAGCCCATCGATAGGTAATCGGAAGTAGCTTTACCGGGATATAACCCATCATGGACGATGCATTAAATGCCAACAGCGTGGCGACCGAATCATCGTCAATCCCGTTGGCTGGTGCCCCGAACCATTCAGTGTATATCTCCGGGATACGAGGACGCCCAGACAAGGTGGCCGCTGCGTTCGTCGGCATGAAAATCTGTTGAGGCCCAGCGTGCCAGGTTCCATTTATCGTCAAGGGATTGTCATAGACAAACATTCCCTGACCAACGAATCGCAGATATACATTGCTTGGCCATATGGGTGGCGTCGCCAATTTCATTGGCGTGTCGATCATGATTTCCGCTGGCGTCGTGCCGATATATGCCAGACAGGTATTTGCCGCGCGCGTGTCATCCGTCACGCCGTCCATGACCGCGCCTAGTTTGCGCGGATCTAAATAGGGCCGTGCCCAGGAATCCAACATTTGTCAATATCCCAGAGGACAGCCCCATACGATCTTGTCGCCAGTGACCGTCGCTCCGCTGATAGTCAGCGTCGTGGTGGCAGTCACAATCGCCGATTGGGTGTAATCCGCCGCCGTGGTGTCATCGTGTGCGAAGCATGCGTACCCATTGGTTGGCCCGGTCGGCAGGGTGATTGTCACTGTACAAGTCCCGCTTGTACCTGAGAGATATGAGCCACCAACAGCGCCGCCCAAGGTTGTGGTATTTGAGCAGCCGGTCACTGTAGGCTTGGTGCCCGCCGCAACGATGGCCTTGTTCCAGTTGAGCGCTCCGTTGGCATCTACGGTGCCGCGCGCAGTGGTATTGGTCGAGATGCCCACCGTGTTGGTGCCTGACAGATATATTCCGTTGGTCGCGACCGTAGCAGCGGTGACGTTAAACCTAGCTGCACCGATGGAGCCTGATGAACTCACACCAGTAGTGTTTAGGATGCCTCCGATACTGAGGTTACTCGTCCCCGCAAGGGTAAACGTAGGGTTACCGGTCGCGTCACCTAGCGTGATATTGGAGTCCGCCGTGCCCGTCCCTCGTGTCACCGTCAGGACGTTGACACCCGCCCCGTCTGCGTCTGTCCGTGTACGGATGGTCAGTACGCCCGAAGCAACGTCGATGTCCCATAGCTTCTGGTCCGTGCCCGCGCCCGTCTGGTTCAGTTTCAACCGCGGCTCGGTGCTCGATATTTGCTGTGTGGTACCGGTAAAGCTATTAGATGCGCCAGTCTGCGCGATTGAAGTATCAACGTAGGCCGAAGTCAGCGTGGTGCACGTCGGCACTGCACTCGAATTGAGCGATGTGACCGCCTGATTGGTGCAAGTACCCCCCGGGGTATTGCCATTGACCTTCGCGACCGTATTCGCCGTACTCGTGCCAATGACATCGCCGCCCAACTGATTCGTATGCGTGCGATACCAGACTGCAGAAGCCGCATCAGTAATTTTCGATGCGGCATATTGAGCCGTCAGCGAATAGCTGGTTGCCCCATCAATAGTGTCCGATCCAGCCCGTGTTGGTGTGCAGGCGTTCGCAGTGGAATCGATTTTCTTGAAAGAAATGTCTCGACCAGTCCCGGTTGCCGCCGGCAAATTGATCACTACGGCTCCCGCCGTAGCATCGCAATAGATAAACGAGTCCGTCGCCGTAACTGCGTAGGGTGAGACAGCGTTGTTGATTGAGGTGACGTTGTTGTGGACCTGCTTGACGGTCGTCGCCGCAGTTCCAACCGTCGTGGTGACGTCCCCCGTCAGCGCTGGGAGCTGGGCCGCCGGCAGTGTGCCGGATCCAATGTTGGTCGCATTCGTCGCGTCGATGGAACACGAGGCCGCAGCGTTCGAGAGATCGGCGCACGCCGCCTGCGAGACGACACCACTCCCGTTGCCTTTCAGCGCGCCCGTGATCGTGCCAGCGCCGCCCCGGGCCGCCGCCAAAGTGCCAGCACTCAGATCAGTGGCATTTCCCGACGTTGCAACGGTCGCAAGCCCCGTGATGCTGGCCGCCGGCAGCGTGCCGCAGGAGCCATCGCCGCGCAGCGGAACTGTGATGGAGCAGCTGCCCGTCCATAGACTGATGAGATTGGCCGCGGTCGCCGCCGTGAACGCGCTGGTGCCGTTTCCTTTCAATACCCCTGTGAGCGTCGTCGCGCCCGTGCCGCCGTTGGCCACGCTGACCGGGAATTTTCCATAGAGCTCGGCATCGTTCGCGTTGAGCTTCGTGAACGCCGTGCGCAAAGGATCGCCCGAATGGTCATTGCCCGAGGTCCCGGTTGCAACTGGTTGCTGAGCTGCCTGTGCGGCGGCCACGACCAGCAGTAGGCTGGCCAGGAAGGAGAGTTTGCGCATTGGGAAACCCCTAGAAACTATCTGCGGTAATTGTTGTGTCGTCCGCCGTGATGAGCGTTGAGTCGGCGGTCGGACCGGTCGGTACCATCGGCTTGAACGCCGTCTGGCCGATCAAAATTGTGGCTGTGGTCCCGGTTGCCTTAACCTGTTTAACGAGAACCGGAATCGTCATTCCGAGTTTCGTCGGATACTGCACGAGCGCATCGCCGCCGCGGCCATAGGGAGCGACAGTCACCAGCAACGAGGCAGCGTCACCAATCCACAACCGAATCGGCGGGTCGTAGACGACCATATCGTCGGGAGTGAGCAGCCCTGCATCTGGCATCTGACAAGTTGATAGGCGCCCATCGACGCCTTTTGGCGGATGTGGGTCGCCCTTGACCGGGTCGAGGAGCTGCAACGTCACGAGCTTAGAACTGGCCGCGGAGTGTGGCGGCGGTCGTGCCGGTCGAAAGTACTTGCTTGCACAATACAGGCAACGTCATTCCCAGCGTTGCCGGGAAAATCACACTCTTATCGCCTTTGAGCCCATACGGCACAACCGCGACATTCACGGTACCGGCATCGCCCACCCAGACCGATATCGGCGGATCGTACATGGCGACATCGCTTGGCGTGATGGCGAAGGCATTCGGCGGCAGCGTCGTCGACAGCCTCCCATCTACACCTTTGAGTGGGTTCGGTTTCCCTGTCACCGGATCAACGATTTGCATGTCAGTTAAGTCTCGATGTAGTAAATGGGAAGTCCAAACGCCTTGCTCATCGTCGCAACCTCCTTCGCCTTGGGTTTCTTGGGAGGAGTGCCTTTGCGGTTTTTGCTTTTGTCATCCGGAGTTGTTTTCTCCTTCTGCTTGCCGCCAGGCTGCGGCGCCGGAAAAGCACCATTCAACAACTTCTCCTGCTCGGAGCCGCCAGGCTGCGGCTGATTTTCAGCCTGCCATACTGGAATGAGCGACGGATTCAGCGGAGCGCTTCCCCAATCGCCATCGATGGGATCTTCGCCGCGGGCCGCGCGCAATTCGTCCACTGTGCCGCATAATTTGACTTCCTCGAAGCTTTGCTTGGGATCGTCCTGCTCGCGACCGGTCCAGTGGAATGCATACTTCGCTGCGAAATCCGAGACGACGTAATCGGTGAAAATGTTCTCGAAGTAGGACAGCAATGGCTCGAGGCCGCTGTCCTTCGAATTCGCGATCTTCTCTTCGGTGTCACTGCCCGATAGGTTTGACTTGCCGGTCGTGAAGGCCTCGAAGTTGATTTCCTCTGGACTCATGCCGTAGATCGCACAGACGATCGACGTCAGGAACGTCATCCATTTCGAAAACATCATCTCGTTGACATCGGCGCCCAGGTTCTCGAAATTGGCCTTCGATTCCTGATCCTTCGAGACCATGACCGGCAGCGTCCACCAATTGGCCACGCCTTTGACCATGGCGTTCCAATAGCGCTTGAACCCGTTGATGTCCTCTTCGGTGTAGTTGCCGGAGAGATGCAGGATGCCTTTCGGAATCGCGTTCGAGTCGAAATACTTCGTGTTGTAACTGAACGCATTCAGGAAACCGGTCACCACGCGAATGAGGAGCTCGGTCTCACTCAGGCCGTAGCCGGCCGACAGGACATCCGTGCGCGGATTGCGCGGTATATAAATGAGGTCGTCATGCGTATACGCCGCGCGAATGCGCCCCTGGATGACCTGCAGCGCAAAAATTTCATCGTCACCCTGGTAGCCCTGCTCCGTACACAGACGGATCGTCGAGCCGTCGACGGCATACATTCCGTCCATTCCCAGGTTGCGATCGCGCTTGAATTCGGTCTCGATCGGCGTCGAGTCCATGGTCAGCGAATCACGAACCAGCTTCGCCATGAAGTTAGAGAGGTGATCGCGCTTCAACTTCAACCGCTTGCGCGGATTGCTCTCCCAGCCGCAGTTGATGAAGAAGCCCTGCAGCACGTCGATCTCTTTCAGTTCCGCCTTTGACGCCTTTGCGTCTTTGTCGCGCAATTTGATCTGGAAGCCTGGCGAGTCCGGATCCGACAATTTGCAGAACCGGGAAACCTGCCGGATCCGCGTCATGATCACGGCGTTCAGAATCGGCGTCTGTTCGACCATCGAGCGCATGCTGTCGAACGTGAACACGCTGGGCCGCTCGTAATAATCCCCCATCACAGTGAGTTGCATGTCGTCGAGGTAGACCGACTGCATGCCTGGCTTGCGCTGTTCGACCGCCTGAGACGGGAACGGGATGATATTGCTGCGGGTCAGCGATTTCGCCATCTGTGCTTCGTCGAAGCGATGCGTAATGAAATCGATGACTGGCGCCAAGTCCGACCGCGGGATCAGGTCTCCCGTGATCGTGGGCATCGTGGATTTTGTGAGCTCGGTTTGGGCCGCCAGCCGCTCGGATGCCGGGGCGGACTCGTCGAACGCAACGGAACGGGGGGTTTCGCTCATGACCGCAGTCTGGTGTCACGACCTCGTGCCCCGGTCTGGCCCCGGTCTGGCCGGGGTCTAGAGCATGTGTCTATCCCATATATATCCAGTATTTATGGGGTAAGAATGCGGAGAAATTGTGTCTTTTCCGGTATGTGACGCGCGTCTTGCTCTTTTTTGAGTAATGCTCTATATTTGAGGCATGGGCTGAAACGTCAGTCAAGGAGCAGGAAAAGATGCCACTCGCCAATATCACGCTCGTGCAAAAGTCGACCGGATTCGATGACCTCGAAGGCGATTTGGACGCTGAGCCCACCGTCGAGCCGACGCCGAAAAGCTTTCTGCAGACGTCTGTAGAATTCGCCGCTACGCGAGGCGGATCGCCGAGGCGCCCAGTGCGTAAATCTGCCGGCATCTCGAAACAACAACACGAGCGAATTGCCGCCAAAAATGCGTGGATCGAAGCGCATCGCGATGTCATTCAATGGATCTATGACAACCTGCCGCACAACAGCTTTGCCGGTTCGCTTGTGCGGCGATACGAGGAAGGTCCCTTGACGACAGGACAGGTCGTCGGGGTCCGGAAGATTCTCGCCGAGGATGCCGCGCGCGCAGCTGAGCGCATGACGGCGATCGTTCGCGCCGAACCCAACGGTAATGACATTGACCTGTCGTCGGTCCCGGAAGGTTTCTACGCCGTGCCGGATGGCGAGACGCGATTGAAAGTGAAGATTGAGCGCCCGACGCCGCCGTCGAAATGGTCCGGTTTCATCTTCGTCAGCGACGGTGCCGAGTATGGCCAGCAGAAGAAGTACGGTCGGCAGGCTCCTGGGAAGTTGTACACAGGCGATATCAAAGATGCGCTGCGCGCCATCATCGCGGATCCGCGCGCCGCGTCGGTAGCTTACGGAAAGCTTGTTGGCCGCTGTGGCGTTTGCAATCGAAGGCTGGAGGATGCCGAATCAATCGAACGCGGGATCGGACCAATTTGCGCGGGGAAATTGGAATGGTAGACGCGACAAAACAGCGCTTCCAGATCGCGTTCGGTGCCCTCGCAGATAGGATCGCCAACCAACTGCGCAAAGGCCGGATCAGCGGCTGGAAAGCGAAAGATGCGAAGCGCTGGCAACACGTGGCCGATGCCATTACGACGTGCTTTCTCCATCGAATGATTACTTCCTCCCAGGCGGATGCAGCTCGTCAACGGCTCGTGAAGAGGATCGGGCAGGAACTATCCGATGGCAAATGACACGGCTGTTCGCCAAGCTGCAGAATTCGCGTTACTGGCCTTCGATACCGACGATATCCAGAGTTGGATTCGAGGACGAGAAGTTTGCGAGAATCCTCCCAATACACACCTTGGCAAATTGCTGAAGGCGATGCGTCAGGCGTGGTGGCATGGAGGCACGTACAAAGAGCGTGAGGCCGTCCACATCGCCGCAGCTCGTCTCAAGTTTCGTCTGAAGTGGGAAGAGGAACAGGCCAAGGAGAAACGCCGTGCTGGATGAGTTGCCCACCGAAGAGAAATCTTCTTGGCACGAGCATTCCGTAAATATTGCCGCATCTGTCGTCGTATTCTTCATTTGGCATTGGAGTGCATTTTTCGCCGCAAAGTGGAGTGGCGGGACCGAAGATCGTTGGTTTATGGGCATCGTTGCAATGACTGTTGCAATCCATCTGCACAAGGTGAAACGGAAATGAGCACGCCCACATCGGAGACGGATATCTCTGACAAGGTCACACGGGTCATGACGGTCATTGACCGCGAAGGGAGGCCACCACTACCGATCGTTGCTTGGATCGATATGTTAGAAGACATTAAATCCGAGTGTGAGTCACGGATTATCGCTGCGCGAGAGGACATGCAACGTGCAAAATAAATCATGGACAACGTGCGTTCACGGCAGTATCGACACAGAGTGCACCCAGTGTGCGGTGCCCAATAGCACACGCACCTCAAAGGAGAGCCCCTTGCTGGCACAAATCCGCGAGGACTGCCGCAACACCGGATTCGATTGGCCGAGTAATTCGACTGATCGCAGCGTCCCGCCAGAACGTGTCATTTATTCCGGCGACGCAATTCGTCACGCACCATGGCACCGCTCGAAGTTGCTCCGTATGCTCGATGAGCGGGACGCAGAGATTGCACGGTTGCGTAGTTCGCACGAGACGTGCGAGCACGAATGGAGCGCGATTCGCCGGGTGCATGCATGCCTGAATGGCTGCGGCGCAACGATGTCAGCCGGTACTGGCGAAGTGACCGCTCAGAAAGCCAGCAATGACCTAATCAGGCGCCCGACCGGTCAGTGCAGTTGGGGCTGTTACTTCAGTGAAAATGGAAGGCTCGTAAGAGATTCGGCCTGCACGGTTCACGGTGCATCTTCGGTGAAAGATGGAGAACCCCAATCATGAGCGACGCCAAGCGGCCTGCGAAAGCCAAGATCGACGCCGAAACGCGCACGCCGAAACGCCGAAAGAAGAAGATCACGTTCGCCGACAAACTCGTCCAGTGGCGCGTCGAGATGCAGCGGATGGCCGAGTTATTGATGGAGGATGATGAATTCGTCCGCGCACAATCGCTGGTGAGCGCCGCCGTGATTATTAAGACGTTGCACGAATCCATGTGCCAGGACAACTATGATGAAGAGGAATGGAGCAACTTCGATGGCTGATACAACACTCGACCCCAATGAGCACTCTACACCGCAGACGGTCAAAGAACGGATCGAAGAGATGCGTCAGGACCTGATTGCACTCGCGCATTGTTGCAATCGGGATCATCAGTATCACGAGGCCACGAAGATTCAGGCGATGCTCGTGAGCATGCAGGACTTGGATATTCAATGCGCAGATGTCGCGGCATGGCCGCCCAAAGTTGACACCAATAATGACGGCGATTCTTGTTGGGCATGCGTCGATGGATAAACGGCCCACATCGGAAACGATTGACATGGAGGCGGCTGGATTCATTTGGGATCCGAGTCACCAAGGTTATGCGCGCTGGACGCATACGAAGAGTGGCGTCACGGCTTTACGTCAACCCCTCATGTCTGATCAGCAGTGGGAAGAACACAAGTTGCAAAAGATTGCGGAGGCCAGCCGTGACAAGTGAGCACATCCCAACGGGAACAAAGCGCCAGAAAACCTCAAATGAGTTGCTCACTAAAATTCGCGCTGAATGTTGTCGGAAATTGGCGTTGGATGCAAGAAGGCACGGCGAGGCCGTTGCTCTCGCGCAATGGATACTTGCGAATATTGGCTCTGAGGTGCAGCAACAAGAACGAGTTGCTCTCGAAACGCGAGCGGACTTCAGGAGCGATCGGCTCTGGGAGATTCACAAACTCGCCACGCGCAGTCGAGTACTCCCGGAAGACATCGACCAAATCGCGCAACTATCGGAAGGCTTCGCGCCGATTCCGCCCTGCTCCATCTGCCAGCAGCGCCACGCCGAACCGGAGCAGAACTGTCCGACGTTGCAAGCCAAAACGGCGATTGGGCCCCAGGCTCCGATTGCCAACCTGATCATCGACGAGAACGGGGAATGCTCGGCTGCTTGCATATATGCGCCAGGCCTGCCGGCGGGATCGCATGACGTCTATTTGGATCCATCGGCCCCGGGCCTGCGGACTGGCACATTCACGCCGACACTGACCGGTCACACTGGCGTCAAGGAATCAGCCGGCGAGGAACCATGATGAGTCCGTTGTGGCAACACATGCTGCTCGAGGCGATCCTCCTCGGTTCGGTGGCGATCTTCATACTATGCGCGGAATGGTGGCGCGAGGAAATGGATTGACCATGATCGCCAGCGAATTCCGCATGTTGCTTGCGGATTCTAAATCGACGCACGCCGAACTGGCGGCCCGTCTGCAAATCGATGTATTTGACCTATTCCGGTATGAGACCGGAGTCGTGCCAATTCCGGCGCTTGTGGAATACGCTGTTTTGTGGATAATCAATATCGAACAGGCTGAAGGGTTTCTGTCTGGGAACTAACCGAGTCCCGCCCGCGCGCCGAACGGCTAAGTAAACCTATCGGTACCTTGGTCGGACGAAAGGTCTGTAAACCGCAGGCGCGCGGGCAGGCAATCAAGGAGTGCTGTTTGGCGTTCAAAATAATTTGGCTCGATAAAGTCCGGACCGCCCAGTCCCCAGCCAATCCAGCACTCCCGACCGGTGTCGATGTCGACACGAGTCATGGATCGACGCGGGCATGTAAGGTTGATTTGCCCTATCCGGCCGTGCGTTGCGGGATCTACATTGTAACTTGTGATGAATGTGGGCAACGCGCCATGGTCACGACCGCCGGCCGAATTGACGATCCTCGATCGTTCAAATTCCCCTGCAAACAAAAGGTTCACTAATGGCTGACGTTTCGCCAACCGCGCCCGCTGCCGTTCCCGCGTTCGAGCTCACAGAACGCGAACTGAAAAAGGCGTCCAAAAATCCGAGAGTGCTGCGCGCTTTGGCCGATATGCACGATTGCTGGGCTACTGAGGCGGACGGGATGGACATGGCCGATTCCAGCAAATGGCATACGGAGCGCGCGAGGGCGCTGACGACGGAAGCCGATCGCATTCAAAAGGAGTGGGAAAATGGCTGATACTTCGTTCAACGAAGAAGAGTGGATGCATCGTTTCAAGACACGACTCATTGATCATTTCCACTGCAGCCAGGTTGATGCTGATGCGATAGCGAATTCCACCGATTTGGAGGATCTGCACGACAGTTTTGAAGACGATCCTGAAGGTGCGGCTGACGAATCAATGTCCGACGCCACTGACGACGGAGACGAGCCATCAGACGGCGAGGAGACGGCCGGTCATGTCGACTACGACTAAACCGCCGCCTGGCGTATCGTGCATCTGGCGCGGTGGTTGTGATTATCCGGACAAATGCCTCGAGGCTCAGCGATGCATGGCCAGGCAAACCGCTCCGACGGTCGCGGGAACGCCTCTGTTACCGCCATGGCCGCAGCAGCCGAGCGGGAAGATCCCTGGCATGTTCCTCTCGACTGCCGAGGATTCGGACCGCTGGCTCGAATATCGCCAACATGTCCAGACAGCGGCGGTCGCCCGGATCTTTCTCGCGCGCACGACTCTCATGACGCTGGCGGCGAAGTGCGACGAGTGCCATGGCAAGCGCTGCCAATATTGCGAAGAGACGTGGACAGTCATTGATCAACTGGAGGTGCCAGGGTGGATCCCGTGAAACCGGTCGCGATTTTGGCTAGCCTGATGCTCACTGGCTTATTCGGGTGGAGACTGCATGCTTATGCTGCGGAATTGCCGCCGGCATCCTTACTTGGCCAGTCGAAATTGCGCACTGCCGCCCCGGTCGACTCGAAAGCATCTCCCTGGAAATTCAGTACCACTCTATCGCAGCCACGAATCGATTTCGGAAATGACTGCAAAAAGTACGAATGCTTTCTCACCTTCTCTGATGCTCAAGGGGAGGTAGTACGAGTCAGCATGCAGACCGGAACCGTCACACTTGCGCATCCTGACAAAATGGATGATACGAGCCGCCGATTCTGGCAGGCGATTTCCAAGGCGTTTAATACACTGAAGTGCCACCAATGAACCGAAAACAAAAGCGCGCCCAGGCCGCATGCGATCGCTGGAATGCGGCCAATCCAATCGGAACCGAGGTATCTCTCAAACGGGATAACGGTCAGATTGAAAGGACAGAAACAACCAGCGCCGCATACGTCTGCAATGCTGGCTATCCGGTCATCCATCTCGAAAACGTCAGGGGTTATTACCTTCTTGACCGCGTGACCGTCACTGCAACTAACAATCGGAGCAACACGAATGCCACAGCCGGATGATCCAAGCCCGCAGAAATTGCCCATCACGGATCCCAATCATTTGGTCGACATGGGAGTCACCAGGGGACTGCTCCTGGCGCTGCAGGCCATCAAGGATATCGATATGGCGGATCGCCTGACTGGCGTCGGTGTCGCTCGATACGCCGTCCAGGCGGTTGAGAGCGAGCATCGCGTCTGGCTCCTCCAGAAGAATATCCGCTTGGCATTGCAACATGGCATTGACCTCGACAAGAACAACTTGCTTTGGGAAGGTCGCAAGGAAGTCATCGTCCAGCCCAAGGATTTGGTCGAGCAAGCCAATGGGGACTGAAAACCAACGCGCCGCAGAGACGCCGGAGCAAACCATCGAGCGCATGCGCAGCGCGCTGGAATTCATCGCGCAGCTATCAAAGGAATGCCTGGATAGCGGCGATGCGCCCGTGGGGACCGGCGCCGAGGTCGGCTTTCGCCACATCTGGCGCCGCGCCAGCACAACGTTGTGAGCAAGATTCCGCCAGCGGTCGGGGAATTCGTTCGCCATGTCGGCAGACTCGTGTCGATCGAAGATGTGACGCCGCCTGTCGTGATCGTGCGCGACTACATCTTCGAGCAGATCTCGGCGAAATGCGAAGTGCGGTTAGGGACAGAGACTATCAAGTATATTCAGACGCTGAGCGATTACCATGGCGAAGGCACCGCGGTTGCGACTGCAATCACGGAGATGAAAGAATATGCCATAGCCCGTGAAATCGATCCGACTCATCCGCTCGAGGTTGTTGTGATCAGCATTGCCCAGCAATTGCGCATGCGACCGAATCCGGCTGAGTATTCCCGCGAACCGTTCAGGCAAATTGAGTATGGTTACTTGCGCGGTCTGCCGAAGCCGACCGAGACAGTTGTCTGGAGTAGCAAACATCCCAGCGCGAAGGATTGAACGCACGCTGGCCAACGTGCCCAAAGATCAGCGCTGCAAAGGCTGCGGCCGCATTCCATATGGTGGCAAGAGTCAGTTTTATCTGTGGCAATATCCATCGATCAGCGATGCGCTCGTATGCCGAGCCGTATGCGCGCGAGCAACCGGGACTACAATCATGACACTGCCCAAAACCAAAGCCGAGGTCATCGCGTTGCTCGGCGAGCCTGACAAAATCTATCCGCCAGGCACGCGACCGCCGATGCTCAGTACGGGCTGGTACTGCTGTAGCTGCGCGAAAGTGCACATATTTCCCGAACCGGTCAAATGTCCCGCGCCTTGTGAGTGCGGCGGCATCGCGTTCGAAAAACGATAATTTGAACGTGGCTCCGCCGCAGAGATTGCTCCCGCCTGCCCATGACAAAGCGTTGCGCATGGATTGGCATTTCCTCGGACAGTGGCATATATGCCTCACACGGGTACCCCTCTGCGCCGGAGCCGCTCCCAATGGATGAGCGTTTTTCTCTGGCCAACGAAAAGCATTTGGAAGCTTTCCTATTGATGTTGGTCTATATGGGTGCGATGTGTCCGAAGTGTGGCTTCGGTACCCGAGCGATCAGCAAGAAGTGGCGCAAGTGTAAGCGCTGCGGAGAGAAGGTTGCACGTCGAGAACTGCCATCGCACAGCGCAGGCGAACAACGTGAAAGTGACTGAAGAGAGCTTCCTGAAAGACGTGGGCAAACACGCAATGACCGTGCTGCGCGATGACGGAGTATACCGGCACCTACACTTCGCCATTCCTGGCAGTGGTCATATGCACTTCGATGTCGTCACCTATCCGCACTACCTGTGTTACTCCGGCGATATGGGCTGCTACGTCTTCAGCCGGATCGATGACATGTTCCAATTCTTCCGCGGCAAGGAAGCTGGGCCGCTGCGGATCAATGAAGGATATTGGAGCGAAAAGCTCGAAGCCACGAGCAAGACTGATGGCCACTATGAATATTCGTCTGAGAAGTTAGAGTCTCACGTAAAAGAATGGCTCGATGATGTGGAAGCGGACGATGAGTTGCGCGATCGCATCAAGGATGAAGTGCTCAATTATTCACAGGACGGAGAACATCCGGCACGTCAGGCCATGTTTGACTTCAAATATGAGAAACGCCACCCTTTCCAAGAAAGTTGGGAATGCAACTTCAGCGAATACACTCACCGGTTCATCTGGTGCTGTTACGCGATCGCGTGGGGAATTCGGCAATACGATTTGTCGAAAGCCACCGTTCAAACCGTGCCTGGATAACTAAAAATGCCTCATAGATGCATCGCCGTCGCCAACAAGAAATTGGCCGAACATAACACTCGTATCGAGCCCATCATCGTGTTTGACAGCCGCATGAAATCCTCGGACGGAATCGGAATCCGGACCTCGAAAGTCGATCCGAGGAAAGGAAAAAAGGGAGCGCCACCGGCCACGCTGCTCGCCCTGTTCTGTCCGATGTGCGGCGAGAATTTGGAAACCGGAGCTAAAAAATGAACATGGGTTGGCCTGATGCTCTCGCAATGGTCGCGTTTTGCGCTCTTGTCGCCTGGATCGTCTGGCTCAAACACAAAAAGTGAGCAGACAGCGCGGCAAGCATTCTCGTCTCGTGTCAGTCGCGGCACTGAGGCGCTTTCGCAATGAATGCCGCGAGCAACAGTTGAGCCTCGAATGCGCCATGGCCACGGTCGCCATTCAGGCCATGCATTTGCATCAAGCAGTGACCGACGATTCATGGCTGCGGACGAAAGCGTGCATCGGCTCGTTGTGCGATTCGATTCCGTCTTTGCTAAATGCACTGCAGCTGGAATACCCAGATATCAACTGGGAATCTTCGGCAGGAAAGCGCCCTCCCGAACCGGTCGCGATCATTCCATCGGAGCCGCCATCGTGAAAGCCTACATCGTGCGCGAGGTCCACGGAGACGGCTGTTGCGTCGAATTCGCCCTGCACAATGTGGTCGCGCGCCGCAACGGTGCCAACGAGCTCAATGCGGAATTCAGCGATGTCGAATGCAACCGGTATCCGGCTTTTGATGAATACGCGCCCCAGGTTCCGGATCCAGTGCTCGTCGAGCACGGATGGTGGTTTCAGTGCATGCAGTGCCAGCAACGAATTTGCCGGGATCCCGAGGATAGTGACGGCGAGCCGATCGTTTTAGACCCGGTCTATGCCGGCGCTCACGTGTTCTGCTCGCCGCGCTGTCAGGAAGAATTCCGGACCGATCGACTTTATGAGCTGTGCCGCGGAGAAATGGCTGCGACGCTCGCATATCATCGGTGGCCCGGGATCAAGATCATGTCCACCAATGGATATCGCCATCCGGCGCGCGTCTCGTTTACCTTCCCTGGCGGTCTGAATCAGGTCGATTGGACGATCGGCGACCAAGTCGTATTCGTCGCGCGGCAAGATACGGACGCCTGGAATACGTTCGCAAACAAGATCAAAGAATCGAGGTCATCATGCTCTACGTCCTGATTATGTACTGTACCGGACTGTGCGTGCCTACTTTGCCGCCGCCCAGCGTATTCCTTTTCACTTCGCAGGCTGCTTGCGACGCCGCGAAACTCCAGGGGAACGCTGCCTCGAACCCCCTGCCAAATGTTCCAAATATCAAAATGAAGCAAACATGCTCTGCGGTGGCCCCGGCCGACAAGTTACTTAGTCATCCGGCAACGCCGTAAAATAGAGGTCGCCATGCGCTTTCTAATTGTAATGTTTGTAATTGGCGTTGTTGGGACAATACTGATCATTCACTATGTTCCATCCAAGCAGGTTGTGGGACCTAGTGATAGTAAATCCTGGGGTACTCGCCCTTACCTTCCGGCTACCAATAAATTGGAACTCGCTGCACCGTCAGCCCTGAAAAATGGCATAACTCTGACCGAACCAAACAGAACGGCAGATAGCCTGATCTACGTTCAGATTGCATATTGCAGCGGGCTATGTCCCGACAATTTTCCGCCGCCATCAGGCGTGTTGCTTTATACTTCTCTGGCCGATTGCCAAGAGAACCTGCAGACCTTTCCGAGCAGGGGCGAAATCGTGGACGAGAAAGGCCGGGTAATGCTCGGCACACATGAAAAGATGACGTGCGCGAGCGTATTCGGCGATAAAAAGCAGTTCGATCGACTGTTTGACCCGCAGCAATTGGCACAACTTCTGAAAGAGAACGGGAAATAATGGCCAACGATCTCAACCGAGTCATGCTGATCGGTCGCCTAGGCCGCGATCCGGAGTCCCGCGCGCTCCCCAGCGGCGAGACGGTCTGCAACTTCAGCATCGCGACCGGCGAATCATGGAAGAACAAAGAAACAGGCGACAAGGTGGAAAAGACTGAATGGCACAGCATCTCTGCATTCGGTCCTCTCGCCAAAATCTGCGGCGAATACCTCAAGAAAGGATCGCAGGTATTCATCGAAGGCAAACTCTCCACGCGCAAGTGGCAGGATAAAGACACCGGGAAAGATCGCTACAAGACGGAAATCATCTGTTCCAACATGCAGATGCTCGGTAGCAAGCCGAGGGAAGGAGATGCCGGACAGGGCACCTCGGCCGGCGGAGCGCCACGCCAGCAGCAGCGGACTCAGCCATCGCACCAATCTGGTGGCGGCCATGGCGATGACTTCGATGAAGATATCCCGTTTTGATGCGCTGGTTCAAAGCATTCGGCGGATTGGCCATTGGTCTCGCGGGCATCGCGCTTGTGGCCTGGAAAGGCGGTTGGATCGCGTCGCTTGGCGTGTTTCTGGCCATCTGGGGAAACAACATCAATCAAGATCGGGGCTGATATGAAATACAAATGGACAGTCGAAGGCACCGCCGCCCGGATGATCGGCGATGGCGCGGAAGGTCAGACATGGACCACGACCGGAGAGATTGAGACCGGCGCGTTGGAATTCCATAACGCGCTGACTCAGGTCATGCGGCAATCATTTCAGCAACTGACCAAAGGCAATGCGATCTTTGGTCAGCCTGGAGTCGGCTGCCGCGGGCCCTACGCCATCACGCGCTACGCTTTAGAAGCGGTCGTGCAATGACCGCCGACGACCTGAAGATCACCGTTCTGCGCGCCGCGAAGCCTGGCGATGTCGTGTTTTTCAATGTGACTTCCGATGATAACGAGCATCGATCGCTGATGATGGCGCTGCGCGACTATCTGGCGCCGACGGGGATCATTCCCGTGATGTTGCCGCATTCGATTCAGTTGGCTGGCTCGATCTTCGAGAAGCCGGAATCCGCTGTCGTGCAAGCGAAAATCTGCCGTTACACTCAGGCCGAGCTCGGCGGTTCATTGTGGCTGAGTGATTGCGGCCATGAATTCTATTTGTCGAGCGGTTTGGAACTACTGGACTACTGCGGTCATTGCGGCGGTCAGGTCGAAGAAATCGACGCCGAACAGGTTGCAACTCCTGGGGCCACAACCGTAGGTGAGGATTCGGTTAGGAACGAGTCTTCACGGCCCCAGGAGCTGCGATGCTTCAGCCCAGACGAGATTGAGCAATTGCGCGTGCGCGCCTCAGCCTCAAAGCAACCATTCCATACTGATCTCGCGCCCGCTCTGAAAGAGGCGATTGGCAAGATCGAGTTGCGAAAGGCAGAGATTGCAAAGTTGCGCGACGAGCTCCGTGAGGCTCGATTGGAGACTGCGCGCGCTTGCACGGACGCACTTCGAACTATAGGAGTGATGGCCGCCGAGAATGAGGCGCTGCGCAACCTCGCCGAGAATCTTCGCCCTGGCCCCATCTCCGAAGCGCTGGGAGGTGTCGAGCACGAACAACCATATCGGAAAACCGCAGAGCAACTTCTCGGTATTCCGATCCTGATCGTAGAAGATCCGACAAGTCCACCGGATCAAATTGAACTGCACAGTCCGAATGGTCAGGTTGTGCGAGTGGTCAATCTGGGAGTGCCGAGGGAGTCGCCATGAACGACGTTGCTCGCACTGCAGATGAGAACAACCGTGGCTGACATCTCACGGGGCCCAGTCGGAACGCTGCCCTACAGTAGCCACACATTACCGGAAGGTGCGAGGTGCGATGACCACCCCAACCGAAAGGCCGTGGCACGCATTCAGGGCGAAACTGACTCCTTCGGCTGTGAGTTTGGTGACTACTGCCAGGAATGCTTGGACAAACTTCGGGAGTACCGGCGCAGCCCTGAAGCTCGGACGGGTGTTTGCGATTGGTGCGAACGGGAAGCGACCGATTTGCGCGACGCTCGCGACTACGACGAAGGCATGGGCGGCCCAGTCTATCGGGTCTGTGGCGGGTGTATCAAACGACGGAACGACGAAGCTAGCGAGGAATTAGCCCGCTACGACAACGACTGGGGCGACGATTATGACTGACCGAACACTCACCCCCGAAGATGAGATGGACTGTACCGAGGGCTGCGACCACGCGCCCGGTACTCACAAGTGGGAAATAGAGCCTTCCCCGATGAAAGACTTCGACGTCTTCGTGACCGACGATGACGCTCACGCTCTCGAAATGCTCCTACAGGTATGTGAGCTCAAGTGGGACCAGATGACCGCGGGCGAGGAAGTGATCATCAAAATCAGGATGAACAAGCCATGAGCACGCTCACATCGGATGAGCTTCACCATTACGGTGACCCCTGCGTACACTGCGCGATACCTCACGACGATGTACCGCCTGGACCATGCGAAGGCGATCCCTCCAAAGCCGTCCCGATGGCCTGGCGCTCGCTAGGCGTGCGCTATGACAACGTGGAGCACTTCCTGATTCAGATGAGCAATGGCGAATTCACGCATCGATGGTCGCATATCAACAACGCATTGCCGTGGAACTACCTGAAGAATGCCCGCTTCGACTCAACGCTGAGTCCAGTAAAACGCTCGACATGCCTGCGTCATCCAGAGTCAGGCCAAGGATATCGGAATCAACCTTGCACCTGTCCGGAGCCGACGCCATGAATGAAGTTGCTCGCACCTCAAAACAGAGCAACGCCGTGCAGGCTGGCAATGCATTCGTAGCGAGGTTCAATCGTGAGCCAGCCAACGGCTCTGATGCTGCCTGGCTGAATGGGTACGCCGCTGCGCTCGAAGCCAACGCTCTCGAGACGAGCGAACAACAGCCAGTTGCGTGGCGATGTCAGAACAGTTTCGGCGAGTGGCGTTTTACTACCGTGAAGCCCGACCTCGTCCGTTATGGCTTTTGGGAACCGGTGTTTATCGCGTGCGCTCAGAAAGCCTCCGAATCCCACTACTGCATCGATCACAACGAGGCTCACGATCCGCGCACGTGCGGCGCTCTGCACGCTTTCGCGTGTCCCGTGACCAAAACTCCCTGCATCCGCAACTGCTCGCCGGAGCGCTGCGCGATTGCGGCGACTACCTGAGAACGGGGGAGAGGTATGAAGTGCGGTAATCAGCACTGCGTGAGGGGACTGGAATCCGTGGTTATACTGGACAGCACCCTACAGGAAATCGCCGTATTGGCTGAACACTTGCCAAACGCCAAACTGCACATGCATAAGGAAATGTGGCCATGCAGATACTGTAATCCCCAGCAGTATGAACAGTTCAGGGCTCGCCATGAGGATGCGGCTCGTCGAGCCGCTGGATATGTGAGGTGATTCCCTACACACATCCTCACCCCTCGCCAGATTGGGTCATGCGCCGGTACCGCGGACACATCCTCGGTTGCAAACGCAAATGGGGATATGCGCGCGGGCTGATCCACTATCGACGGTTGCTTGACCAATATCTGGCGGCCAAACGGCTTGTAATCGCGAGACGGATGCAATCATGAGTGATGACCAACTTCCGAGCGAACGCATTACCGACGAACGCATTGGCGGCTTGTTGGATTTTTATACGATATCACTCTCGCCGAAAGCGAGACCATGCAAACGCATCGCCGAAGTGCGGTTAGCACTGATCGAGTTGCAGGAGAGGCGCGCAGCGGATCAGACGACGGAACCGAAGAATTGGGCAATATGGCAATGTTTCGCCCATGGCCGTTTATTCGCGGCGCATGCAGGCTGTTCGTTCTGCAAAGAAGGCAAGCCCCCTTTGACAGCTATCGAGCTGGCGGCAGCGGCGTGGTCGCTTGAACAAAAAACATGCAGCCCGGATCCCGGGCCATCACAATGAGCTGCCGCTCGGCGCATTGGCCCGTCTTCTTATTGAACGCCGTGCAGTTGCCGCAGACCTCGCCGGCCGGTGTCTCCTGAATCATCTCGACAACCTGCTTGGGCAGGCCTGGCATCGTCTTCTGTACGATCGCCTGCGTCTTATTCGATTCGGCAGCGCCTGTGGGTAGGATGAACTGACCAGTCCCATATGCACGGGCCCACGCGACGTCACAGAGCATGTTCGCGTAGCTGGTGTGAGGGTCGATACCGACCTTGACGACCTTGCGCCGGTATTTCTTCTGCTCGTCATCCTTCTCGGTGATCAGCGCTGTTTTCGTGAAGTGCAGGAACGCGATTTCCTTGCAGACCTGGGACATCCTTTTCTGTCCCTTATCGATGATCTCCTGCACGATGCCGGCCGGATCCGGGAACAGGCAGAGCCCCTTTTGGAAGCGCGCCATGCTGACCTGCATGCACTTGTACTGATCCAGTTTCACCGTATAGCGATCGCGCTCCTCCTCGCTGGTCCGCCGCTCGGACGTACCCAGGCGGGGCATGTCGCCCCAGCGCATCATCTCGTCTTCTATGTCGCCGTAATGCGCTAGAAACACTTTGCCGCGGTGGCGCTGAGCAAAGCGCTTCGCGTCGTTGTAGTTCGGCAGCGTCTCGACGACGCAACAAAGGACGCCATAGAGCTCCATCAGCTGAGTCGTGCGCTGGAACGGATCCGAGTCGTATACGTACTCGAGGTGAATGACCGCCTGATGACCGTCCGGCATGCGCTCTTTGAGGATGATCACGTTGAAGGCGCCCATCTGGTCGACCCCCATGAACGTGCCCGTCGCGCGCTGTTTCCATTTCAGGCCGGCGGCCATGCCTCGAGCCGCGCAGTCGTTCAGCATCTCCAGATTGACCGGGACCTGACTGGGATCGGTATACGGTTTGCCGAGCTTGCGGTTGTAGAAATTCTTCATGTCCTCCGCGGTGTTGTATGACTCGATGATGTCGCGCGCGGAGATGGTCGGGGAGAGGAATTGCGGGAAATGCAGGCTCACGAAGCGTGCGTCAGGATTCTTTGCGCGCCATTCGCCGCGTTGGGAATCGTCGATCCACCCGCGGCAGTGCTGGCAGACATACCGGTATTCTTGCAGGGTTCCGTCGTAGCCGATGCAATCCGGAAAGTATTCATCGAGTACCACGCTCTTGCGGCATGTCGGACACTCAGTATGGAACTGGTGCTGAGTCCCGCGCTGATACCAGAAGTGAATATCAGCATCGGGCCAGTTCGCGGTTGAGCCCATCAGTGTGTAGCGCATGCGGCTAGCTGATAGGCGCTCCTGCGTCTTCTCGATGTCGCCAGGCGCCATTTCCTGCACTTCATCGAACGTCACCACGTCCATCGGGAATGACTCGGTCATCGCCACGCCAGACGTCCACAGGAAATGGAACCGGCTATCCCCCATGCTGCGGATCATGACATTGCCTTCGCCACGCTTGCGCGTCTCGGTGCCATCCGGCTCAACGCGCGAGGCCTTCAGCCGCTCATAGGCGACCGGCATGCTGCGGATGATCGGAAGAAAGCGTTCCGTGGATTTTGCGGACGCCAACTTCATATCCGGCAGGTAGAGCCCGACCTTGCAAGGATCAAACTTGAGCGCGCAGTAAATCGCCGCCAGCATTTCCATGACAGTGAACCCGACCTGGGCACACTTCATGATCACGAGCATGCGCTTGAAGGCTTCCTCGATCGTGGTCGGGATCTGGTCGTATACCCATTGCATCGCCGGCCGATCGGACAACTTGAATGGGAAGCCGTCGACCTTCATGCCCTCGGCGCCGAGCTGCTCGCACCATTGGCGGAACGTCATCTCATCCGGAATGACCGACTTGGCCGCGACCTTGAAGCCGGTCCGCGACTCCAGGCGCCCCAAGGCGATTTTGAGCCCATGCTCGTAATCCGGCAATCGCCGCTTACTTGACGGACGCATGTTTGCGCGGCGCCGCAGGCGCCGGATCCGGTTGCGGTTCATCCTTGAACCAGCAGAATCGCTCGCGCGGCCAGTGGATGTATCGATGCTCGCCGGTCTCCAGATCCGTATATTGCGCGATCGAGAGCATCGAATTGCCGGCGGTCCAGAAGAAGTGTTTGACGTTTTCAAACACGACCTGGGTCGTCGAATCGTCACGGTAGAGCGTCAGCTTTCTCATGCGTCGTTCATTTTAGGTCAATTGGCGATTGATTCGCCTCGTTCCACGCCTTCGAAAGATTCGCGTTGGGAAGTGCATGCCTTGTTCGCGCGACGACAGCCCGATCAAACGCCGCGAGGCACGACACCAGATAGTCGGCCAGGATGTAATCCGCCGTGTTGCTGCCGTTCTCGGCGTTGGTGCTGTTGATCGCGAATCGAATGCTTTCGCGCAGTCCGCTATTCACGACCTCGCCGGCCGGCGTGATTTCGACTGGCGGCGAATTGGTATCTCGGAGAATGGTTTCCAGTTCGGCGATCGTGGGCCGCGGCGTCACCGGGGCTGGCTCGAATCGCGCATAGCCTTCCTCGAAGGCTTTTTTGGGGCTGAAGCTGGCATACCCATCTTCATATACCACGTAGTAGTCGCCAGGCGATGGCATGTAGCGTGAAAACAATTTCGGATCGACGATGAATGGCGGATATCTGTTATCCACTGGTGTAATAGTGCATGGCGTAACTGTTGTGGCTTCCTTGATCATCAGCGCGTGCACGACCTTGTGACATTTGTATCGCGGCAATTCTTTGACTTTGACCATGTTGATTTCCTCATTGTTATAAAAGATCCACGGAATGCAGAAAAAGGGCTGCCGTGAGACCAATCCCGACAAAGCCGATTCCCATGATCGCGAATCCGATATTGATGTTGAGCTGATTTTTCGCTGTCTGCATCCAGGCGTAGCCGATGGCGAACATCACGATGCTGCCGATAATGATGAATTTCACGTCATTCCCACATGTATGTTGAGCACCGACAGCCGACGCTGAATCTCCTGGGCCACGTCCGGCGCCGCGGCGGCGATCGTCTCGATGATGGTGCCGTAGAATGCCTCCATCCGCTGCAGGTCCCACAGCTCTTTTTGCGTCGTGAGCGAGGTCGCCAGGATTTCGAGGCGCCTGGAAATCGACTTGTCGAAGGTGCGCGGATTCATGACTTTTTCGACGCCATTCGGATCGACACGAATCGACGCGGAGCGCATCAAATTGGCATCGTGGAAAAGCTTGTTCAACTCGACGAAGATGTCGAGCTTGTCGAGCTCAGCCACGCCGTGCTTGGCGATGTAATACGGTGAAGGCGCCGCGGGCACATGCTGGGCAATGCCGTGCGTTCCATTGGTACGCGCTTCCTGCGCGCGCTGGTGCAGACCGTCGCCCATTTTCTGTTGGATCCGCGCGCGGGCCCGCTCGAGCACTTCCGGCGAAGGCGGATCATTGGCGACGATTCCATTCACCATGTCCTTCAGACAGGCTTTGGTCGCCTCGCCGCACCAGCGCGCCACCATGTCTTTCGTGACGTCATCCGGACCATGCTCGAAGAGATATGACTCGACGTCGACGCGCACCTGTTTGCGCAAATCGAAATATTCGGATGCCGTCAATCGCGTGAGTGGATTGGCCTCCCGTGCCTCCAGTCGCTCTGTCTCGCGCTGCGCCCGTTCAATCGCGATCTGCAGTGATTGACGCAAGCCGTGCGTCTGTAGCGTGCGCCTGAGCTGCCGAGAGGAAGGATTCCAAGTCAGCGTTCCATGCGCCATATCGCCGGACAACGGACGTGAATTCTTCGACATCGTGACCCCTCAAACCCCAGCGCGGCCGATCGTTCTCGTCATACAGCGGATCCCCAAACACGTCCTTTTTATGGATGCAATGCGTGAGTTCGTGGTAGCACAGAATCTCCCGCTGTATCGGCGTCGCGCCGAACCAGAAGTTGCGATCGAGGACGATCAGGAAGTCTGGCACGTGGCCGAAGAGGCTTTCGAGCAGCCATTCGAAACACGGATTGAGCTCGCCCTGGACCCGGGGTATATGCGCGGTGCCCAGGATCTGCCGGCCGCCTTTGATCTTCTCATCGCGTTTGAGGAGCCATTCGATCGCCGCTTCACCGACGCCGAGATGCTCATGTTCTGGCAGAAGGAATAGACGCCGCGCGATCACGGCGGGATGCAGCCGAGCCGGCGGACTGGCGTAGGCGCCTTCGTCAGCCAAGGAGTGGGGAATTGTGGGGGCCTGGGCCGCTAGCGGTTCCATGCTCCAGAGCATACTCGAAAATGATGCATCTGGCCGCAGCCTCAGAACGAATACCGGCTTCCATGGCGATTCTGAGGCAGCCTACCGTGCCATCGGTCTGGTACGGCGATTGTGGCGGACCACATCATGCAGTCCGCCACAACCTTTTTTACAGCTTCGTGGTTTAGTATGAGCGGCACTATACCGGACCGCCTCGGAATGAAAAAGGCCCGGAGAGCTGACAGCTACCCCAGGCCTTCAGTGTCACCGAGATCCAACAAGGTCGAGCATCAATCGCGAACCTTTTACCCGCCAGGGCTGGAGGTCCGAGGGATCATCATAGCCATGTTCCACGTGAAACTCACGCCTGGCGCGCGCAAATCTCGAACGGGAATTCTGGTGTCGGTCGATCGTTCAACTGACACCGGATTGACGCATTGCGCGCATTCAACTTGACGCCGCACGCGCACAATGCGCTCGCTTGATGACCCTCCTTTTCGAGCCCGCAGTCAGCGCATCGGAAGATGCGCAGCACTGGCGTGCCGTGCGGTCGACTTAGAATGCGTCCAAAACAAACACGGCAACAATGTGGCTCGAGTCGCCAGACGGGATCCGGATTCGCCATAGCACCCTTGGTGTCAGAATGCGCCGGTCTCGTCGTCTGGGGCTTTCGGGGCGGTCGCATCCTGCGCAGCGGTGGCCGGCGCCGCGGCGGCATGCTTCTCATGGGCCTTGTGCGCTGGGATTTCCTTTCCGTCCGTATCCAGTGCAACGCCGTAGGTCACGGAAATCGAGGCCGTGACGCTGACCGGAACGCCAGGATCAGCGAATTCCTTTACGTGCTGAGCGATCGCTTTGCGAATCGCCGTCTCGAGATGAGGGACTGGAACGTTGGTCGTCTCGGCCTGAATCTGCTCGATGACGTCAGTCTTCGTGCCGGTTTTGGAAATGGTCAAAAACATGTTTGGCTCCTTTGATTGTGCAATCGAGTTGCTGATTGCGGTTCGCACTTCATCCGAAGGAGTGGCCTCCTTCGGAATCCATTGATGTTTGGTAATGCACCATGCCTCTTCATCCTGCTTACTGAAATTTTCCGCATCAATGCGCCGCGCGAAGCGTAGCGCTTGATCGAGATCACCGGTCCAGTCGACGAGACCGACCTCGTTCATGAATCGATATCGCGTGTCCGGTGGCAGCCGGCCGTTGTCGATGACCCAGCCAGTCTCAGGATGCGGATCGGGAAGCGACTGCAAATCAACCGTAGTTTGGCCAACATCGGTTTTGCGCCCAACGATGCGAAATGTACTGCCGATTGTTGCGAATGCTAAGTGGCGGAACAGTGAGAGCGAATATCTCACGCCGAAGATGATCATGGTCTCTGCTTTTGGATCCGGCTCCACGCCGATGCCGTGCATGTCAATCGTCGCGCCAGGTTCATCATTATCGAACACGTGATCGTAGCCGGCAGTTCGGAGCTTTGCGGCAATTTCATCGTAGGCGACTTGGCTCAATTCCAACAATGCGTATGTGTGTGTCATGAGTTCAAACTCGGTTCAATGCGCCAGCCAAGATAAGGATTGTCGGTACAACGTTCGATCCATTGCAGCCGGTGACCGCGCAGCCCATATACGCGAGCATTGGGAGGAGTCCAGGGAGCGCTGATCAAACCCCACGTCCGAATCGGTAGATACAGATGAAAAAATCGTATTTCCCGCGGTGGCCCGGGAAGCAACTGCACATTGTAGATGATGCCCCAGGCAATCCAGCGGTCGGGCCAAAGTACCGCGCCATTACTCCCATCAATACGCATCGCGGTCCGCGCAAACAACCGATCGAAGGCATCGAACAGCGGGAGCAGCGCCATGATGACCATCAGCCCGCTGATCACCGGACTGTCTATCATGTCCGGTTTCTCGGGCAAAACGCTGAATGTTGGTTGATCATGCCGCAGAGCGGGCACTCACCGATCAGGCGCTCGGTCTGCGGGCTGCAGCACGGAATCGCATGCGGTGTGGTCGGGGCCACATGACAGCTACACAAACAATTGCCATACCGCATCGGCAAATCGTGCTTCATGCTCATGTCGATCATGGAAGGCACTATTTTAGCCGGCGGCAGACTTGCGCGCATTCGTAGCCACGCTGAGGAGCGCATCCGTGAATTTCTGGCCCACGAGATTGGGATTGCGCGCAAGTCCTTCCAGGCTATCAGCGGCAGCATGCAACGCCAGGCGCCGCGTCTCAGATTGCTTGCGGACCGTAGCATGCACCGCCGTGAGCTTGCTGAGCTGCTCGGTCAATCTCTGAATGGTGCTCGTTTGATCGTCGACCATAGGGATTCCCTCGTGACTAGGCAGTGGTTAAGTTGCGTGAGACCGTGAGACCGTTGCAGATCATGCTGATTGCCAGCGCGGAAGCGACCGGAGTGATTCGGTTCGCGGGGAGATAGAGCCCCGGAATGATTCCGGCCTTTTCCAGCGCGGCCATGACGAGCTCAGAACAAATCCAGCTGTCGGTTTCGCGCCAATCACGGTCGAAGACGAAGCCCAGAATGGCCTCATAATCGTAGGGTCGACCCAATTGTCGGCTCAGGAAGTCGTAAAATATCCTTTCCTGATCTTCCGTGGCCGCAATGGAAAATCGGACCACGGTTTTCGGATGGCCCACATAGTTCGCCGGCCGAATGCGCACGCCTGGCGGAATCGAGAGAGAGATGTCCCCTGCTCGGTTGTGATAGGTCTCTGAACGTGCGCCCAGCAATGCCCCAGTCGGCATGACGACGTCGACGTGCGATAGATGCCCCGCGCTGAACCAGCCGATCGCGCGCGAGGTCAGATTGTTCCCGCCAATATATTGCAGCGTGATCATCAATTTACCTTGGTGACGGGGCCCGGAGCGGTCATGAGGCTGGGTTGACAGAACACGAGCGGAGCGCCGGCACCGTTTGAGGAGCTGAATCCGGCGATCGCAAAGCATTGCGGGATAGCCGTCGACAGCGCCTTGTAGGTGTACGTGGTCACGCCGCTGCCAACCATGTTCCACGTCAGAAACGGTCCGATACTACTGGTAGCGTTCGAAATCAAATAGCCGGTCAGATTTGTGAGCACCGTACCGTCCAAGTTGGTCAGCGGCGGGCCCCACGAAAAGGAATAGTCCTTCGTCGCCGGAATGGCCGGCGGCGGCACTATCGGCGGGATGACCGGTTGCGAGGCTTTCAACATGAAAGCCGGTATCTGTGACTTCACGACCAACGCGGACGCATCCGCTCCCCCGGAAATGCACTTCGTGCTGTCTGCGGAGACTTGCGCGCCCGCAGGGCAGGCGATCAGTACGTCCGTGGCCGTATAGCCACTGTAAGTGTGATTCCAGATGGGAGCGGTTTTGTTGGCCGATCCTGCCGCATACGTCGCTGCCATGGCCGTCGCAATGGGATTGAAAATCGCCGGTTTGGGACAGGCTGCTCTGGGCGCGGGCCACAGCGGGACCGGGCAGACGAGCACGTCTGGCGTGAGTAATACCGTTTGGGCAACGGCGGGATGTGGAATGACCGCCATGACGGCAGCGGCCAGAGCAACGAACAATATGTAAAGACAGGTTTTCATGGAGAGGCACCTTCGGACGAAACGGGAAGAGTGGTGCTCAGCCGTTCCAGGCCGAGGCGGTAGCGGATTTGAAATCGCCAATGGACGAGCACACGGACGACCCGCGGCAGTGAGTCATAGGTCTTCTCCATCTCATCATCGAGAGACGCGGACTGTATCGGCGGCAGAAAGACATGCGGATCATCCTGCCGGTAGAAGACGATCGTCTCTCGATCCGATGACGGCATATCAATCTCCTGTCAGAACAAACACTGCTGACGCAAAAAGGAGCGCTGCGCGAACCCGATGAACCCGAAGGCCACTCGCTTTGCGGCGTCGCGTAGCGTGCCCACGAGGAGCTCGTCGACGCTGGATGAGAGAGGCGAGCGATAGACACGCACCGCCGAGCCTTCGCGGACCGTAACCTGGCGCGGCTCGAGCGGTCGCAATTTGATCAGCGGCTTGCCGCGCGCGTTGCGACCTCGCACGAATTCATACTGTCTATTTTGACAGCTGATACACAGATTGCCCCAGATCAGCCGCGAGGCCTCGTTCTGGCATCGCGCGCAGATTTTCACACCATGGATATCGCACAGGTTGGCATCGGGGCGGTCGGCATGCTCGGCGCCCAGGCGGCAGCCGCGGCACTGACGACGAATCTCCGAATTGCGCTCGTTTGCTGCGAGCCACATGGAACTGCACTGATTGACGCTGATGGTGGCGAGCAATCGGTCGCATCGGAAGAAAGGAGTCGAACTACCTTCGATGAGGTTCGAATAGACCAATGTCGGCCGCCCGGGAAAGGTTTTTGTGCTGCTGCGCTTGAAAACCTTAGAGTCGTGATGATGTGCGCGCTGGATGGCGAGTCTGCCAGTCTCAAGAATGAGACACAATCTAATCCGTCACGAATAGACGAAGGTTCCCGGTCGGACCGTTACTGTTAAATCATGCAATCTGGTTGACGAGCTACATCAAATATGATTAAGTCGGGCTGACTGTTATCCACTATGGAAGGGAACAAACATGCTCATCTTGACGAGAAGAGTCGGCGAGATACTGAGAATTGGGCCAGACGTCAGCGTCATGGTGCTGGGAGTGAAAGGCAATCAAGTGCGCATCGGCATCACGGCGCCCCAGAATGTAGCCGTCCACCGGGAGGAAATCTTCCTGCGCATTCAGGCAGAACAGGAAGCATTGGCGTCATCTGACGGCCCGACCGAGTCCGCGGCGTCCGGTTAGACCTATTTCAACTTTGGCGGCGATGTAGAGAGGAGACGCGAACCGTGGCAGTCACCCCGGCTGCCTGTTTGGAGCACTACGCCAGTCGGTGTCGTTCGGTCTCGATTGGCTACATCGCGCGCCATGTCTATTTCATCTATGCGGAATTCATCCAAATGCGAATGAGCCGAGACCCGGTCAAAAGAGTGCAGAGCAAAATTGTTGGTCGAGTCATGCAGACCGCGCGGAAAGACAAGAAATTGAGCCGCCCTGGATTGGCTAGGCTGGCTGGCGTACATCAGGGTTCAATTTACAAAGTCGAGCGTGGTGAACGAGCCCCATCGGTCCTGCTTTACTGCAAAATATGCGATGGAATGGAGATCGATCCCTGTTTGCTGCTCAAGCAGATCATCCAGGCATTGGATCCGGAAGCCCAGCGGCCGGAGACTTTCGCGGAAGCTGTGCAAATAGCCGGTTAGAACTGTGAAGTGGTTCGCTTGTTATATACGCAGATTTGCGTAGAATTGACCCCACGTTAAATCAACTTGGGAACCGCCGACATGAGCACTGAAATTCGTATCTCTCTGATCGCTGCCGTCATGGAAGCGCGCCTGGCCGCGCGCCTGCCGACCTACAGCCGGCTGTTGTGGAAGTGATGGGCCAATGGCTGCCACCCACAAAAGTGCTCGGCAACGGTTAGCCGCTGATAAACGGCTCGCATATCAATACAAGTTGATTGATGCGCTAAGGGATTTGCTCAACCGAAGCGCCGCTAATCCAGTTACAGATGCCGATATCGAAATAGTGGCTATCCAGTTCGATGTTGAAATCATCGACCTGTCCAGGCGTTGGAAGACGTTATGAGTCGCAGTTAGCCTATTTGCAAATCATGCGCATCAAACCAACGAAGCGTAAAGACGGTCTCTATCGGTGCACCCTCCGCGTACCGGCTCATATCGACATCTTCGACATCATCAACGCGATGATCTATTACAGAGTCAATTTCGACAAAGCTTTGCCCACGAGCCGTCAAAAAGCTATGCGCATGGCCCTGGATCATTTTCAGGAGTCAGGTAGCAACGCATGGGCTACCGTTCCCGCTGATGCGCAGGAAGAGGAGGGCGGTACATGCGCAATACAGGCAGTCCGGCTATTCCCGGATCTGGCGCAAGGAGTTGATTTGTCCGGTTATCAAATTGATCCCATCGCAGGCGCCGAAGAGCAACCGAGCGGAGCCTCTATGCCGCAATCGGAACTGTGAACTGGAACGCTTGTTATCTACGCAAATTTGCGTATACTGCTCCTCAACGACAACGCATTGAGTGAGACCGACCATGATGACCGCAGCCGAGAAGATCATTCGCCGCATCCGCCGCCAGAAAGCAGCTCGCATGGTCGAAGCCGACAAGTCCATTGCCTTCGCGAAGGCTACCTGGGACTTCGCTACGACCGATCCGGATTGCGTTGGCGATTCGTATATGGAGTTTCACGCGGCATGGATGGCTGCGGTCCGCGCGTGGCAGGACGTCGAGCAGAATTCCATGTCTCGGTACGTTTTGATGTGAACTGTGACTTCGTTCATTTGCGGTCTACGCAGAACTGCGTAGAATACAAATCACTGAATCACGCAACGGAAACCGGAAAAAACGAAGATGGACGCAGCACACAAATCGAATCGCAAGTATCCCAGTTACACGCTGGCCCAACTTGAAGCCTTTGTGACCGAAGGCAACGGTAACGATGTAATGGTGAAGGAAATCGCTGATCGCAAGGCTGGCATCAGCAACGTGTTGGTAGTGCCTCAGATTGATGGCGGTATGCCGTCCCACAAAGTAGGACGGCTGTAGAACATGGCCACCGCACGCACAATCTACTTCGCCGCCGATGGCACCGAGCTGCGCCGCGCGACGGTCCGCAACGAACGTTTTGCCGCGCTGTTTCCAGGCGTCAAAGGTCTGCGCGATGACAGTTTCAGCAAGCTGATCGGCTTCGCGGCTGACGTGCCCTACAAATTCGACGGTACCGGTTCGCAGCCGGTCGACCGCGTCATCTACTTCAAGAAAAACCCGTCGCTGCACAAGTGTGACGCGCGTTGCCTGAACGCCAAAGGCCACAACTGCGAATGCTCGTGCGGCGGTAAGAATCACGGAGCCGGATCCAACTTATGAAAACGTACGGAGCTTGGTTCATAACCGAAAATGAAGGCCACAATCTTGTGATCAAACGTCAAATTTTTGACGAATTTGCCGTCCATTCCGGTTATCAACTGTTGGAGGGTGATTACGATGCGCTTGCAAAGTATGCAATCGTCGGCGAAGCAGCGGTCGACAAGGCGATCGAGGTCGGGAAGGCACTCCCGTGCTGATTTGTGATCTCCATCACTTCACTAATCCGCAGATTTGCGTAGACTCCTCATCACTGAATACGGAGTCGAACGCAATGATGACCGAGCAAGAATTCGTCCAGTCCCGAGCCGCGGCCCACGCCACAGCCTGCCAGGGTATCGCCAATGATCCCATTGTGCAGATGGCATTGTCCCAGCGCGCTGCGGACCTCGAAGTGAAAGCCGCGATTGCCGCGCGCGCTGCCTCCCACGGTCGCAAGAGTGACCTGATTGCGGCGCTGGTCTTCGCAGCCCCGATGCCGATCGAGTCGACCTACCAGTTCCGCCGGCAGGCCGGCTGATGCACGCGCTACCCACAATTGTTTCGCTGCAGGCCAGTCTCAACTACTGGATCGACGAGTTGACCCGCGCGATTCGCGAGAAAAACGCGGAGCGCCGCGACCTCTGCCGGATTTGGATCGCTCGCTATCAGGCGTTCCTTTACGCCGCGATCGACGCCACCAACGGTGCCATTCGATGAATATCGCCGGACAATTGATGTTGCAGTCGGGCTGGGGACTTCGGCTCGGCGTAGCGGGACCTGACATTCATCATACGTGTGTTACTTGCGGCACATCGTATCCGCAGATCAACAATCTGATCCGCTGCAACGGTGCTGTCATCACGCAATGCCCGTGGTGCCGTGCAGATAGCACACCCTGGAAACATGGAAGAGGTTTGTGAACGATACGATGAATCGTATGCGCTCAAAGTTGATCAAGTTGACTGCAGCCGAACTGAAAGCCTTGATCGCTTGTGCGAGCGAAGGTTTTGAAGGTCTGGCGCACGACAAAGCCGCGGCCCGTAGTTACCTAGGCGGTCAACGCGGCATCAACGCCGCTGAACGCGCGATAGCCAAATGCAGGAGAGAATTTTGAACGATTCAACTCAAGTTGTATTGACACCCGAGCAACTCAAGGCAGCCGCGAAAATGCGCGTCGACCGCGCCCTGATGCTGATTGAGCAGGCTCAAGGGAATTTGGCCAGCGCGTGCGCCGAACTGTCGGCGCTCGAAGGCGGCGTCACTGTGTGGAGGATGTGCCACAAAATGACGGATAGCGTGCACAAATTCTGGTATCGCGTGAACAACTTTCGGCAGGCCGGCAAGTACCGCCTGGATAGCCTCCATATCGAAGGCTTGCGGCGTCGGATCGGTGACGATCGGCAGAAGGCTCGTGAGTCCGCAGTCGCTTTCGCAAATGATCCAAGTGGCACCTTCGAATCCGTGAAATAGCGCACTTGTTATCTACGCAGTAATGCGTAGAATGCGCTCTATTGCTACCAAGGAACCTCTGTCATGAAACGTCTTGTCGTCTTCGCCGCCGCGGCCCTCCTGCCCATCGCCGCCCAGGCTCGCATCTTCGCGGTGTACGACACCGGTCCCGTGATGTACGTGCTGAGCGACGTCGCGACCGGCACGTGCAAGGCCGTCGAGCAATACGGCTGGAAGAATGCCTATTTCATCAGCGTCGGTTATCAAGCCAGTTGTTGGGCCCGCGACGGCAAAGAGGTCACCATCTGTCCGGCGCCGAAAGGCCAGAAATTCAAGGTCGAAGGCTGCGCTCACATCAGTATGGAGCGTTTCCTCGATCGAGACTCGCTGCCGCGGCTCGCGGTATTTCCGAAATGATGGCAGGAACCTTGCGTTGGGATCGTCCTGTTCTGCGCACGGACGGCTCGCCAATGACTGACATCGCCGGTTATCGACTCTATCGCGCTCGATCACCATATGCTCATGTCATGGGTCTGGTAGCAGAGATTCCGGATCCGAACAAAACGGATCTGTATGTCACCCTCATCGATGGGGGCGGACGCTGGTATTACCGCGTCACCAGCTACCAGTCGGACGGCGTCGAGAGCGCGCTGTCTGCCAGCGTCTGATCAGTATCTTTCCGAAATAGAGGACATCAAATCATGGGAGACACCGGTAATGCCCATTGGAGACATCGTCCATCGTGGAACGAGATCCTGCGGGAACGCGCACGCACGCGCGCTCAATGGTTGACGAGTCTTCGCCTCGGTCGACATGGGAGGCGCTATCCATGACAACAAAGCCA